ATTTAGATGCAGGAGATATACAAGGTAATTTCGGTATAACCCCTATAGCTTTTTGTGTATGGTGTTATTCAAGTATCGTTGATATGGTTAGACAAACTACTATTTGTATATGTGAGGAAGAATAATGGAGAGACGCAGGTTCCGTAAGGAGCAACACGAATGGACTTATGAAATAAACTGGAACACCAGTTTGCCAAAATATAAAGGGAGAAAAAATAAATGAGAGACTTAATTTGGGAAATTGCTAAAAGCGGTGAAGAGGATTTATCCAACACCGAACTAGAGATGATTACAGAACCTAAAGAACTGTATGTCGCTAGAGGTCTATCAGCAGAAGCTAAAAGAGATACTACACGTATCAATGGTTTTGTTGACAACAAGATGGCTCAAAATGTTGAAGAACACGGAGCATTGAAAATTGGTAAGAATGTGTTTAGTTACTCCAAAGGTTCTAGAACAGTATTACAAGATGCAAAGAGACTTCTTGACTGGGCAACAAATAAAGAATTATCAGAAGAAGCTATGAACAACCTTATTGCTGTTGTTGGAAATAACTTTTCCCCAAAGCTAAGAGGTATTGATGCAGTAGCAGGTAAAAAAGGTATGGATGTTCAAGTAGCAAGAGATACTTTCACAGAAAAAATTTGGGATAGTGAACCTAAACTACAAGTCATTGATGTAGAATTACCAGCCGCACCTAAGTGGGCAAAGGAGTTAGAAGATGGAAAAAGAAGAACCTAGGTTTGTTTGGAACAAAGAAAACTCTGATGCATTACTGTATTTTGTAGAAAATGTTTCGGGTCCTTGGCATCCAAGCCAATGGTCAATTATTGTAGAACTTTGTAGTCAGATTGTTGGATGGGAGGGTCATACACTTCCAGCTACGTCTGCATCAAAAGCAAAAAGAAGCCATCTTCATATTGCACCAATGATGCAAGCGTTCATAAAAGCATTAACTAATGCAGAGTACTTTTCTGATGTAAATGAATTCTATAGGTTTATGCAGGAATCACAAAGTGACCAAGTTTTTTCAATGTTTAGATTTTGGATGCGCATAGATGCTCCGATTGAAAAAGATGATGAATACTTCGAAGACTTTGTAACTCAGATTTTTGAATACAAAGACAATTTACAAGAGCTAGATGTTGTTTTAAGTTCTTACAGTGATGAGCAGATTGCAAAAGAAATTGAGATGTTAAGACAATCTTTTAATTTTGAGGAGGAGTAATTGACAAATAAAAAAACGTCAGATATGTTAAAGAAAATAAAACAAGAGGTAGAAAGTTTAAATAAATCTGTCGACTTGTTCATTAAAGACTATATTGCAGGAGAGATAGATGAGACATACTTTAAAAAAAATAATTAAGTTTTACACCCAAAAGGTAGTAGAACATAATACAAGAAAAATTCATAAGATGATAGGTCAAGTTGCATTTGGAGCTGAACTAAATAAAGATGCTAAAGAGTATATTGATTTAGTTTTTGAGGCTGCATTTCATGCTGTTGATAATGGCGAATATGACAACTTATCTATGGTGAAGCAAAATGATTTGTTTAAATTTGTCGGCTCTCACTACAAAAGTGCAGATGAATACTTTGAAGAAGTACAAAGAATTATGTTAGAGATTGAAGAATATATTGTTGAAAACCACGGTTCTTTTTTAAACTGGGTTTTGCTTCCACAATATGATGTTGAGCAAGACTTATCAGTTATCGTCATTGTATTTACAGGATATGACTTAAATTTAGAACACTATCGTTCAAGAAGAAGAGATATGTTGCCTAGGTTTAAAAAGCAGATTACAAAATTTTATGACTATTCTCAAATGGCAAATTTTTACTACCAAGAGAACAGAGATGAAGTTGTTGAAGATATTGGTAAAATGACGGCTCTTTTACAAAGTGGTCGTCTTATGGATGCGATGGAAGTTAAAGATGAACTTACACAAAAGAAGTTAGATTACATTGGCTATAACGAGGAGGAAGAGTGAATAAAAATATTTTTTATTTGATTTGTGCTTTGATTTTAATTAGAGTGACGCTAACAGGAATTGGAGTATTGTAATGGATAATATAGATAAAGTACAACAGAATAATTTGATGCCGTTTGAAGCAATCAAAAAAGATGCATCAGAAATTATTAAAGAAAGAAATAATGCTAGACCAACTGAAGTAGATGCAGTTGGTATATCTGAAGAATATTGGATGGCTGATTTCAGAAATATTTGGAATACAGAGTATCCACGTTCCGCTGAGAAGTGGGGAGAAGATTTTTGGGCTAGTTGGTATAAAAACTTTTCAGCATTTACAAGACAAGATATTGAATATGCATTCAATGAAGTAAGAAAAGTAAAAAGAGATATGCCACCTAATTTAAGTCACTTATTTGACTTCTGTACTCAGAATGCTCAGAAAAGAATTAAGTTAGCAGATGTAAATTCAGAAGCTAAATGCAATGATGTAGAGGTGGGGAAATGTGTGTATGGGGACCCGTACTGGCAACTAACCAAGTACGGGACACACGAATTTATGTTGATGTGTATCTTTAAGTGTGATAAGGCAATTAAAGGTTTTCCCGACAATTATCAACTGAAACAAAGACCCGAGCCACAAACTAAAGGTACTTGGTTTAGCAATGTTGCAAAACTTTTATCTAGTAGTGAAGCTCCAATCTTTGATTCGGGTAAAACACAGAAAGATAGAAAATTTGAGACTTATCAGTACGCTGAGTTATTTCCCGATGGAAATATTAAAGAAGTTCTGAAAGCACATAACTTAGATGAGAATCTTTCTTTTATAGAGCAATGTCAACAAATTGCAGAACTTCCAAGAAAAGAGACAATACTAGGCAATGTCTAGAAGTGGCAAGTTTTGAGATGGTACAATAGGTATGTCGGCTTCCCTAGAAGTGGAAACACTTCGAGCTGACTGCCCTCCCATCAACAGCTTTGCCCTCGGGCGGAGCTGTATTTTTTTTTCTTAAATTGACTTGCATTTTGAAACGACGTCATCTATGTTAAGAATATGTCTGTATGAAAAAGAACGGATTGAGTATGAAACAATTAAATAAAGCTAATCGACTGTCTTAAAAAAAGGCCATAAAACGGAAAGCTTGAATACTTCGGGTGGGTAGCCCAAAAAGGTCAAGCAAGTACTAATTAAAAATCCTAAAATAAGGGCAAAATCGCTGGCTATTCAACAAAACAGCATAAGAACCATTTCGGTGTGTCATCGGTGGGGAAAGTAAGTATTGCACTGACTTTGCGTTGTTGATGTGTCGTTTGTCTAAATCGAAATGTTAGGGGGGTGGCAGTTTAAAATTGTAGCGTTGCATAGGGAGCAATTGATAAAAAAGACTTAGGTCTCGACCCTTGTAAGTCACTGAAAAGAATTTAATTGTTTTAAGTTTGGATTGGCCCAGTAGACATACTGGGTCATCCTTACAAAGAATTTAAGCAAACAGAAAGGGCAGAAATGTCAAGTTATACAGACCAAGATAAAAATTATACACAATGCGCAAAGTGCGCAGAACCATTGGAACCAAATAACCAAGGTGCATTAGATATTAGCTATAACGGTGGTTATGGTGATTTCGTAGACAATTACGATGGGGAAACTCTTTTCTTTCGTCTTTGTCACAAACACGCTCATCAATTTACCAACTGGTTAGGTAATCCATCAGCAATACACCCAAGTGCAGGTCATTCTCACAATGGTGCAGAAAAAGGTTTTTGGTATGGCCATATTGGTTGGGACCAAAAAACTTGGTTATCACACCTACGTACTTTTACGTGGTGGCTATTTAAAACACGTAGCTTTAAAAAAGCTTGGTCTGAATTAGTTTATTCAGTTAAAAGTCACATTACGTGGACTCGTTCTAATATTAACGATTCAAGTACACCAGTTGTTTGGTCACAATTCTTTTTTAAATTGTTTTTCTTAGACAATGCTTATGCTGGTACAGTTACTGCATTGAAGCGTAAGCTCAATGTGTGGAAACACCAAAAAGCTAAAAAAATATATCGTAAATACAAGTCTCTTTACTCAGAAATTTGGGAAAGTGCTATTTACGGTAAACTCACAGAATCCGAAAAATCTTTAATTATGGATATTGGTGAAGCTTTAAAACAGCAAGAAGAAGAGTAATCTTTTTCAAAAGGGGGTATTGCTACAATATCCCCTTTAAAGCTGTTTATAATGAACTAATGCCTAAAGATATTTTAGAGAATGTACAAGCGTCAAAACAGAGGGTATACAATATAACATTCCCCCCTCTTCACGATGCCCAAAAAGAAGTTCACGATTCTAAAGCTCGTTGGAAAATACTTTGTGCTGGTCGACGATTCGGAAAATCTCGACTTGGAGTACAGATGTGTTTAGAAATAGCATTAGCTGGTGGACGTGCTTGGTGGGTAGCTCCTACATTCGCAATATCTAGAGTTGGTTGGCGTGATATTCAAGCAGCAGCCGCATCTTTTCCAAAAGAAATGGGTGTAAACATCAAAGTAGGCGATATGCAAGTAGATTTTAACAATGGTGGCTTTATTGGTGTTCGTTCTGCTGATAATCCACAAAGACTTAGAGGTGAGGGTCTTGACTTCCTTGTTATGGATGAGGCCGCTTTCGTAAAAGAGGAAACTTGGACAGAAGTACTTAGACCTACTCTTACTGAAAGAAAAGGTTCTGCATTATTCATCAGCACCCCAAAAGGAATGGATAATTGGTTTTATAGATTATTTGAAAGAGCAAAAACACAGCCCGACTGGGAGAGATTTCAATTTCCCTCTACTTCTAATCCTTTAGTTGAAGAATCAGAAGTTGAAGCAGCTAAACAAGAAATTGGTTCTCTCGTATTTGCTCAAGAGTATATGGCTCAATTTATATCTGAGGGTTCTCAGATGTTCAAACAAGATTGGTTTAGATATTATAAAGAGGGTGTAGGACAAGTTTTTGCTGATGGAGAAAAATACGATTTAAACGATATGACATTATTTGGTTCAGTTGACCTTGCAACATCAACAAGAGAATCTGCTGACTATACAGTTATAGGAAGCTTTGGACTTCATCAACCAACAAAAAAACTTTTTATTTTAGATATGACCATTGCAAGAATGGAAGCACCCGATATTATTCCAGCAATTAAAAGACACGTTGTAAAAAACAATCTTGAATGGGTGGGAATTGAAAAAGCAGGTTTTCAGCTAGCTTTAGTACAATTTGCAAGAAGAGAGGGTCTTCCAGTTATTGAATTAAGGGCTGATAGAGACAAGCGACAAAGAGCACTTCCTTTATCTGCTAAGATGGAAGCAGGATTAGTTTATCTTCCTAAGAATGAAGAGTACTCTTGGGTAGCTGACGTAGAACGTGAACTTCTCACGTTTCCAGTTGGTGCTCACGATGACATTGTTGACTGTATATCATATGCTGTCATACAAGAGAAACGTCAAAGGAAGTGGGAAGCATATTAATTATGGCTGAAGAGAAAAGTTTTTACAGAAGAGCGGTTGAATACTTACAAGCACCGCCCGAAAGACAAGTTAAAGGTTTAACATATAATCAAAGCACAAATAGTGCTTTAGATTCTGCTGTATTCGGATACAATACAAGTTCGGGTGCATTTCCAGCTAAATTACTAGAAGATATTGGCGAGGGAACTGGTAATTCAGCTGTTGTCGCTTGTATCAATGTTTTAGCTACCGCTTTCGCAGAACCAGTCCTTAAAGTAATGACTAAAACTACTGATGGTGATGAAGAGCAAATGCTTCATCCAGTCGAAAAACTTTTACAAAGACCTAATCCTTTTACATCGGGTCCTTTACTTTCCCACTACATCGTTACAGCATTAAACGCTAGCGGTGACGCATATTTATTAAAGATAAGAAATTCTTCGGGCCGAGTCATACAACTAATCCCAATGATGCCCGACAGAGTTACCCCTCGTGGCAATGAAGATGAATTAATTACTCATTACGAGTATTACGGTTCATCTAAGACAATGGGCGAATTTGTTGTTCTCAAGAAAGACGATTTAGTTCATATCCGACAAGGAATAGACCCAAACAATCACAGACGTGGTTTTGCTCCTCTTAAATCTGTTTTAAGAGAACTCGTAGGTGATGAAGCTGCTGGTCAATATGCAACAGCATTACTTCACAATATGGCAGTGCCAGGCGTTATTCTTTCTCCGAAAGATGACTCTAACGGCGGACCATCAAGAGAAGAAGCAGAAGCTATTGCTAAAATGTATAAATCTAAATTTGGTGGTGCAAATAGAGGCGCTCCTATGGTTCTTACTGGACCAATGGATGTTAAGCCAGTATCTTTTTCTCCAGACCAAATGGATTTAAAAGAACTTAGAAGACTTCCCGAAGAGAGAGTTTCCGCAGTTTTAGGTGTCCCAGCAATTCTCGCTGGACTCGGAGCTGGACTAGACGCGGCGACCTACAACAATACAAAAGAATTAAGAGAGTTTTTTACTGAGCAAAAACTTATTCCTTTATGGAAAACAGTTGCTAACGAACTTACACATCAGTTACTTCTTTCAGATTTTACAAGTGATGAAGCTACTTACTGTGCTTATGACTTAAATATGGTCAGAGCTTTAGCTTCCGATAAAGATTCAACATACAAGAGAATGAATATGGCTGTTGCTGGTGGTTGGGCTACAATCGCAGAAGCTAGAAAAGCAGCTCATTTAGATGTTGATGAAACCCACGATGTTTACTTAAGACCACTCAATATGGTTGCTGTACCTATTGAACTTGGTAATCAACCATATCAAATGAATGAACCTAGTGATGATGAAAAAGTTATTGACTTAAAAGCAACTCTTTCAACAGTAGATTTTGGAGTTGAATCAGTAAGACAAGGTGGGGTTGCAATGACTGAGGAACCAAGAAACGAAGAAAAATACATTGCCGAAATGCCTAATGGTGCTTTTTGTATTATCGACCACGATACTGAAAAAGTAATTGAATGTTTTAAAACAGAGGATGCTGCTGAAAGAGCATTAGCCAATATGAAAAAATCAATAAATGAAGAGAAAGCAGCCGCTATTTCTTCTAAAGTTCAAAAAACTTTACAAAAGAAAGTAAAAGACCATAATGCGAAAAATCCAAAATATAAAGCAAGTTATGGAATGCTGGCAGCTGTCTTCAGACGAGGTGTTGGTGCCTATAGAACTAACCCAGCTTCAGTGCGAGGTAATGTTACTGGCGCAACCCAGTGGGGAATAGCCCGTGTTAACGCCTTTATAAAAGGTCTTAAAGGTAGCTTTCCAAGAAAACCATTTGACCAAGATTTACTTCCTAGTGGTCATCCTCTCTCATCCAAAAAAAATGCAGAGAATATTATTGACGAATTAAAAGTTTCAACAGAAGAAGCAGAAGCATTACTTTACTCAGAAAGAATGAAGAATGAAACTTCTGAAAAAGCAAAATTATCTGACCTCAAGGTTGGAGATACTGTTAGTTGGTCAATAAATAAAGACCCCGACCCACCATCAACTGTTCACGGTGTAATTAAATCACTTAACGCAAGAGATGACAAAGCAACAATGCAAGTATGGGCCATAATGGATGATGGTTCTCATCTTAAAACAGATAGGAACGTCACAATGGAAGTTTCTAAATTAAAGAAAATTAAAGATTGGCGAAAAGGTGCAAAAGCAAAAGATGATATTACTAACTTCCCTAAAAGCGGAGACAATCAAAAAATATCTCTTTCTAACTCACAATACAAACAGTTTCCCGATTTCAAGTACGTAAAAGACTTGAAAGAAAACTACCCAACAATTTGGCGTAGAGCTGGCACTGGAGGAAACCCTCCTACTTCATTCACTGGTAATGATGCATTCAATAGATGGTCTTCATACAAAAAAGGTGATAGAGGTCCAGCAGTTCTTTCTTGGGTTAAAAGACGAGAAAGATTTATGAACCGTCACAAGAATAACAATAGACTTAACGGTGCTATTGCCGCTATGAAGTGGGGTGGAGTTCTTAATATTGGGGTATCTGAGATGAAGAGTTTAGTTAACGAGCAGAAGAAAAAAGTTGATGCTCGAAAGAAAAAAGCTGAAATTTTAATATCTCAGAAAACCACAGAAAAATAGATGTTAAAATAAGATTTAGAGAAAGAGATTTAGGGGAAATAAATTGAATAAAGAATCTAAAAATTTCGAGTTTAAAGCAATTGATGATGTTAAGGGTTCAGTGGAAGCTGTCTTTTCAGTATTTAACAATATAGATACTGATGGTGACGTTGTGTTACCAGGCGCTATAAAAAGTGGTTTTAAAGATAACCAAGTGCCTATGGTCTTTGCCCACAAGTGGGACCAGCCAATTGGAAAAGGTGTCATCTCTCAAGATGATGACAAAGCAACATTTACAGGTAACTTCTTTATGGATACCGAGGCTGGCAAAGAGGCTTATCACCTTGCTAAAGGAATGGCTGACTTACAAGAGTGGTCGTTTGGATTTAGAATAAACGATGCTGAAGTCAAGGAATTCAAAAGCGAAGACGGTGAAGAAATTAGCGCAAGATTTTTAAAAGACCTCACAGTATTTGAGGTTTCCCCAGTCTTAGTAGGTGCAAATAGAGAAACCTACACATTAGAAATCAAATCGGGAGAAGAAGCTGTCTATGAAGATTCCCTAAAAGCTCTTCCTAACGATTTATTTGAAACACAAGAAGAAGCAGAGAAGAGAGCTGAAGAACTAGGTTGTTCTGGTTCTCATAAAGAAATGCACGAGGGCAAAGAATATTATATGCCTTGTGATAACCACACTTCTTACTTAGCTTCAATGGAAAAAAGTTTGAGGAATGACGTCGAAGAAAAAGACGCTTCCGAAGATTCTGAATCTAATACTAGCGTGCAAGGTATGAGATTTTCAGACGAGGTAAAAGATGTGCTTGCTGCATTAGATAGCCTCATTGTAAGAGCAACTAGCATAGGCGAGTTGCGAAAGGGAGAGGGCAGAAAGTTGTCAGATAATGCAACTTCCGCACTTAGAGCAGTTCAAGAAGACTTGAACGATGCTTGGGCCGAAATTGACCAACTCATTGAGGAAGTCAGTGAAATCCCAGTATCTTCTGATGAAGATGCAAAAGAAGAAGAATCAACAGATACAGAAACTCTTGAGGCCGAGGAAATCGTCTCAGAAGTTGAAGAATCTTCTACTGAGGAAATCGTAGAAGAAGCAGTAGCTGAAGATTCATCATCTGAAGTATCCGAATCTGAAGAAGCATCTGAAGAATCTATTGAAGAGGAAATAGAAATCGCTGAAGCAGAAGCTTCAGTTGAAGAAATTCCAGCTCAAGAGGAAGAAGATGACTCTGAATTGTTTGCAGCCACTCAGCAAATACTTGCTGATGCTGTAATTGCGGAAATCGACGAATAAGTATAAGCAATTAAACAAGGAGACATTTTCAAATGGCTGAAATTAAAGAGCTAAGAGAAAAAGTCGCTGCTAAAAGAGCTGAATTAAAAGAGCTTTTCGAGGCACAAGAAGACGGCAAGTACTCAGCCGAGCAAAAAGGAGAAATCCAATCTCGCAATGAAGAACTTGCAAGTCTAGTAGAAGAAGTAAATATTCTTTCTGCTAAAAGTGCTAACGAAAAAGCTATGAATGAAGATTCAGAGCCAGTTAGCGGCGGATACGCCGAAGAGGCATCCGAACCAATTTCAACAATTGGTGATGCATTCGTTAAATCAGATGCATACAAAAACTACGTTACAAAAGGCGTAGGCGGAATTGACTCAACAGTCAAATTTAACCCAATGGGTTATAAAGCCACTTTAGGCGCGGGTACAACTGCTTCATATCCACCAGAGGTCTTAAGACAACCTGGTGTCATTGAAGAAAGTTTAAGAGACCCAAATGCAGTTATTGGACTTTTCGACCAAATCGAAACAGACCAAAATGCATTCCAGTACCTTGAAGAAACCACTTTCACAAATGCTGCTGCTGAAGCAGCTGAAGAGGGTGCTGCTGCTGAAGCAGAACTTGACTTCACAGAGCAAACTGCTGCAATCAGAAAAATTGCAGTTTTCTTGCCAGTGACAGAAGAGTTACTCGCTGACGTTAGCGGAATTCAAGGTTACGTAAATTCAAGATTATCAACAATGATGAGACTTCGTTTAGACGGACAGTTACTTAGTGGTGACGGTACCGCTCCTAACTTAGAAGGAATCCTCGATGCTGGTAAAACTCTTGTAAACTCTGTTGACTACTCCACATACGTAAGCGGTGGCGGAGAATTAAACAGAATGGGTGCAATCTATGAAGCAATCACTGACATTAGAACAGGTGCTTTCATAGAGCCAGATGCAATCGTAATGCATCCAAACGACTGGTACCAAACAGTAACAGCTGTTAGCGACATCACAACAAGCGGTTCAAAGAACCCATTGTTCGTTGCTGCAGGTGGATTTGGTGCTGGACCACAAGCATCACTTTGGGGATTAAAAGTTGTTCCTACAACTGCAATCTCTGAGGGTACAGTGCTTGTCGGTAGATTCGGTGGCGGTGAAGCTGCTCACGTAGTTATGAAACAAGGTATTGATATCGCTGTTTCTGACAGTCACTCTGACTTCTTTTCCAAAGGAAAAGTTGCAATCAGAGCAACAATGCGTGTTGGTTTCCCAGTCTACAAACAAAAGGGATTTACCAAAATCACAAACTTCTAAAGTTAGAAGTTACATTTAGTAAAGGGGTCCCAGTGACCCCTTTACACAAAGAATTAAGAATAGGAATTAATAAATGGAATATATAGTAGCAAAGAAAGACATTTGGAAATTACAAGACGGAACAATCTTTGAGGGTTCTGCTAACGAACTTCCAAAATCAAACGCTTCTAAAATAGCAAAAGCTGGAATGGAATATTCAGTTGCTTATTTAGAGAATAACGGCTGGAAAAAAGAAGCTCCTAAAAAAGCTGCACCTAAAAAAGCTGCACCAAAAGCAGAAAACAAAGCTGTTAAACCAGAAGACTTAGAAGACAAGTAGGCCATAAATGGCTTTAAGTGCGGTTTCTGACGTAGAAAAAGTCCTTGGTGTAGATTTATCGACCAATGATGAGACCAACGTCACTAATGTTTTTATACCAGCTGCAGATGCGGCTATAGAAAACTACGTTGGTTATGAGTTAGATTACCAATCAAGCATAGAGGAAAAATTTGATGGAAACGATGATGATTCAATTTATCTTAAACACATACCGATTATCAGTGTTTCTTCTATTGTTGAAGATGGCGTTACTTTAACTGAGGGTAATTCTGAAGACTATGTTGTATATAAAAAGCAAGGCCTTATCAAAAGAACTGGTTTACAATACTGGTCAACTCAGAGACTACAAAATATCGTCGTTACTTACAGTGCTGGTTATTCTGACTCCGAAGTTAGTGCAGAAGATATTCCTAGTGATATAAAATTTGTATCAGCACGTGTTGCTGGTAGATTATGGGCTGCTTCAGCCAATATTTCCACACAACAATCAACTGGTGTAGTTTCAACCAACATCGCAGATAATTCAACAGATTCAAAGTTTCAAATGGTTAAATCAGAAAGTATTGGCGATTATGACGTCGAATATGAATCACTATTAGACCAACTCAACCAAGAATTATTAAATCCAGCTGATAAATCAATATTATCTAAATATAAAAAACAATTCTTCACATCTGCTGGAATATTAGACTAGACTGTCTATATGGATTACAACGTAAATAAACAAATGCGTAAGCAATTCTTGCAAAACATAGAAATGGATAAGTTTCTAGAAGCAACTATTGAGCAAATGAACTCATTAAGAATGAATGGTACAAACCTAGTTTCTGATATGGATGAGTTTGTAAATGGTTACTTAGCTGTTTGTAAGAAATACCCAATTAAATAGCTAGTATGGAGGGCGTCGAATTTAAGACCGAGTATTCGGGTTTAGACGAAGTAGCACCAATACAACCAGCATCTCACTTTATTCCCCAGTGGTTTAAAGATATGCCTAGTCATATGGAATTTCCAGCTGGAGAGAGATTAAACCCTAGATATCAAAATATATTTGGTAAAACAGGTAAAATTGCTGAAAAATTTTATGGCTCAACAATGAAGCGTTGCCCAGCAGTTGTTGATTTTGTTACTGAGGGATATATTATTCCTTACTGGACTGATACTTTAATACAGAGAGATGGAATGTCTCTTGAAGCAGATTCAAAAGATTGGCCAAAAAACATATCTTTTCACGATGCTAAACAAATACCCACATATCCTCTAGAAGAGGGTGATTTTCCTCACGCAGTCAAATTTCACTCTCCTTGGTATTTTTATACGCCCAAAAACTACTCTCTCCTCTTCATACAGCCGTTTTACCAGTTTGAAAAGAGATTTACGGTACTACCCGCCATAGTTCATACAGATAGTTGGCACGAAGTTAATTTTCCTACAATTATTCACGAAGAAAGCTTTACAATAAAGCAAGGAACACCATTTATGCAGGTTATACCTTTTAAAAGAAGTAAACTAGATATGGTTATGTCTTATTTGAAACAAAAAGATAAAGATAGATTAGATAGAAATAACTTATTTGTACAAACTAATTTTATTGGTGGATATAGAAAGGGAACAAATGGCTAGATATGACTACAAATGCCGTAGTTGTGAGCATATTTTTGAAGTAATACATTCTATTCAAGAAGACCCAAAGATAAAATGTGAAAAATGTAAAAAATTATGTGATAGACAGTTGCCAACAACAGTTCATTTATACGGTACAGTTGGTATTGATTGGAATAGTGACCCAAGTAAAGCATCATCTAGTATGCAAAAAAGAGCACAAGACGCTAAAAAAAGAAAAAGAAAGTTCTAGAGTTTTTCTTTTCTAGTTTCTTTTATAGAACGACACACAGCACAAATAACTTGACCCTCTACAGTAGGTCTTCCGCAATCTAAACATTCATTCATAATCTAGTAGCTACCTTGTATGTTGTGTATGTAAGAGTTAACTCTTCTTCGGGCATTATATCTATTTTAGCAATTAAAAATCTCTTGTCTCCAATATCAATAGTTTCACAGTTAGAATCTTCACTATGATTGATAAATCCACCTAAAGGAGTCCTAATCAATCCGTGTTGGTATTCACTACTTAAAACGTGTGAACACCCAAAATTAAATCCCTCTTTAAATATTGCAGTAGAAAATAAACCTAATCCGTGAATTTTAGATGTTTTTATTGTCAACCCTATAGGTAAAGGGTAGTACATTTCGTTATCTTTTTCCATTTTCCCTATCTGCTAACTTAAAATAACATTTATCACAAATTATAAGTGAGTCTTTGAAGTTTAAAGGTTCTTTGCATTTAACACAATGCGTTCTTTCATTCGCCATCTTCAAACCATTCTTTAGGAAATCCCTCATTATTTTTTTCAATTTCCCATAAACGCATTTCGTTTTTCCATTCTATACGTTCAACTAGATGTTCTAGACCGTTAATAACGGATTCTAATAATTGTATAAGTATTCTTCTGAGCGCCATTTCTTTTCCCATTTCTTTGCGTTACCCCAACAAAATTTGCTAGCGTTCCAATCTTTCCAAGTTAGTTTACTATAAGTATCTTCGGCAAGCAAGGATGCCATTTGAATATTGTAATAAGGTACGAACTGAACACGACGAGCTGACAAACCCTCTTCATTAATATCTAAGAGTGAACCGAAGTACGGTTGCCCGTACCTCAGTATTATCCACTCATCCCATTTGGGCATATTATGCTTTGCAGCTACCCAATCCCACGTGGATGGAATAAATTGCATGACTCCCGAATCGTCTGCTGATTTTCTATAAGCAGATGATTTACCTCTGCTCTCACACCAACCAATTCTTAAAGCTGTATATAAATTTTCTTCGTCAAAGTGTTCTATGTATTCGGGTAAGTGTTGAACCATATTTGTTGGTATGTTATCTAAACATCCAGTAATTTCGTTTAAGTTAGTAGTAGAGAGCTGGGTATCCCCTTGTCCAAAACTGGCTATTAATAATATGCAACTTGTAATCATAGGGTTAATATAAGTGACCTATGGTCTTGTTGTCAACTATTTAATTTTTTTTCAGCATCAGCTATAGCTAGAGATTTAGAATTACCTACTCCAAATGAAACTTGAGACATCCCAATCTTGCCTCTTTCATTCGTGTAGCTCTTAAATATCTGAGCTTCGAAGACTAACATATAATCGTTATAAGAAACGTTATAGGTATAGCCCTCTTTTTCAAACTGTTCGTTCAAAAAAGCTGGTGCATCATCTTGTCTAATGTCTACCATTACTCTTAATTCTAACACACTTTGTTAGCTGAAATCACGAAATTCGTAAAAAAACACCAAAAAAAATAAAAAAAATTATTTAAGCCTATAAACATTGGGGTTTATCTGTAGAAATCAATGAATTTAAGGTATCTCGATTTGACAAGAAACAGTACGTCATCTATATTAGAGAATGACTATAAAACAAAAGGAGATGTTATGACTACAGAAAAACTCGAAATCGAGTATCACGTGCTAAAAGATTCAGTTGCTAAACAGCAAAACTGGCCTTATAGCCCACTTCAAACAGAACTAATAGATGAGGGTGTTGTCTATGTTGATAAAAAAGCTCAGCAAGACATCGTTACCATTACAGAATGGGTACATAACGAAACTCGAATCTACAACAAAAAAAATACCGACGAATCTATCACTTTCAGAGTAAGACTTGGTTCTTACTTTGATGGCGAAGAAGAATAAAAGGAGATAACAATATGAATAAAAAAATATGGAATAATGGAGATAGTCCACAATCTGTAGTAGCAAGCAGATTTGCTGAGAACGAACTCGAAGATTTAAAGGCTGTAGAAAGAAAAGACATTTCTGACTACTCCGTAAATCAATTAAAAAGGAATCTTATTGATATCAAGTCTTACGGACTTTGGTCTCAAGATATTCCCGAAGTAAAAGACCTTGCGATAGGTGATACATTTGAAGTACCTCACTTCACATTTACACCTTATCGTCGAAGTAGAGGTGATTACAATGTTTGTAATGCTGTGTTCAAAGTTTTGGACAAGAAAACTATAAGCAAAGTAACAGAAGTGTTAAACGCTGACGGCACTAAGTTCGGAAAGCGTAAAACTAAGACTTCTTATGTTTTACTTGAGTGTGACCAAGATAGAGACCAAGGTCCCGACAATTGGTTTGAGATATGTTCTGACTTCTCTGCACGCAGAGACGGTGGAGGTTATTATTTCCCACTCAAGAAAAAGAAACAGCAATGGGTTTCTCAAAAACAGATACTTATGATGTTTCTGAAAGATGGAGGACTTTGTCCTCTAAAAAGACGCGGACAAGATTGCAGATACTGCAACTAATTCGTTTCATATAAATCTTATGGCTAGCGGAGTTGACAAACTCCGCTTTGTCATATAAGGTAGAAGTATTACTGGGAGGTAAGAAATGGCAAGAGACTACACCTTTGATGTCAAAGGTTTAATTAAAGAGATAGAGTATAAGCCTTGGGCAGATAACGTCTCTTTAGGAGAAAAATACGGAATATCTAGAGAAAGAGTTAGGCAAATCAGAATACAAAATGATTTACCAACTTCTATAGATGCAAAAAAACAATGGATGCTTGATAACTTCAATCTCTTTATTGATGGAGCTAGGAATGGTAAAACAGTTACTAATCCAAGATTCGTAAAACAATTTCCAATGAGTTCAAAACTTATGAAAATAGTTTTAGATGAAAATCCAACTCTTAAGAACTTGTACGAGTCAGCATTAGAAGATTGGGCAGATAGAATGGCTAATCCAACACATAAAACTTGTTTGATTTGTAAACAGAATAAGCCTATCAATGACTACTATACTTCTAAATCAGCTCGAACAAGAGATGGCTTCGACAGAAAGTGTAAAGAATGTAATGTTCGTGCCGTAAGTAAATATTACGAGTTACGAAAAGACAAACCTAAAACTACACCAACTGAAAAGTATTGTTCTGCAGTTCCCGAACTTGGAAAGTTACCAGCTTCTGAATTCAGAATAATGACTTCAGCCAATACTGGACTACAACCACAATGTACTCCATATCAAGACTTCTTCGTTAAGTTTAGAAAAGAACACGAAGTAGACGATGCAAGAGAATTAGCAAGAAGAGCAACTATGGCCTATTATAGAAATTTTGGTTCGGTCACTGCAAATTAAAATGTGATATACTGGAAGTTCATCTTGTCTATGTCGAGACCGACCCTCGTGGTCGGTTTTGGCTTTTTTGGGACTGCTAGAATAAGTATGTGCCAAAGATATCAACATCATTATTAAACGAAAGCGTCACTATCCAGCGATTGACTGGTTCATCTGTTGACGACCGAGGACTTAGCACAGCTACATTTGCTGATACATCAACAGTACAAGCAAGAATAATTAGAAACAACTCCGTATCAGAAACTAGAACTGGTTTTGCTATATCAAGCAATACAGAATTCGCAGTAATTGTACAAGGAGATGTGGATGTTACTGTAAAAGACAGAATCAAAATAGGAAGTGATTACTACGAGATTGAATCTGTTAATGATACAAAAGATAGATTTGGAAATACTTTTTACACAGAAATAAGAATAAGTAGCGGGTTCTAATGGCAGTAGATAAATTATTTGGCGTAGTTATAAAAGCAATAGGTGAAAGAAGATTACCTATGCGTAGATTTACTGGTGGTGATGGAAATATTCCTCGTTATACAAATGTACCTAGGAATGTAAATGAGATGTCAAAACTAAGAAGTTCTCTTTATACTTTCTCTGTTGCTGCTGGTGACATTCAATCTATGGTGCCAGGCAAGTTTTTGCCTAATCTTCGTAATAACTCTCTTACACTAGCAAGAGGTCTTGGTGATATAAATGCTATAAACAAAACTGTTCAAAAGCTAGCTGGGAATGGTGCTGGTGGAGGAGCTGTAGGAGAAAGGTTCTTTAGACGTATGACTGGTAGAGCAGCAGGTTCTGTTGTTAGAAAAATACCAGGCGATAACCCAGCTTCACGTTTACTCCGTTCAAGAATGGGTGCTGAATTCCAAAGACAACAAAACAAATTATTTAAACAAGGTTCTAAAGCTGTACAAGTTACAGGTAAAGGAAGAATAAATGCAGGAGTAGGAAATAAATACTTATCAGATAGATATGAAGCTTTCTTATTCAAGTTCGCTCAAGACTTTGTTACCTCTGTACAGAAATATGTACCAATCGATACTGGTGCATTAATTAAATCTGTTCAAGTAAGCAATAGAAGCGTTGGTAATAACGAAAACGAAGTTGCAGTAACAATGGGTGACAATAGTAATGTTTACTATGCCCCAGCTGTTGAGTTCGGTCGTGGTGCTGGACTAGCTGGAAGACAGCCTACTGGAATCAAAAACACTTCTGCTCCTCCATCAAGATTTGAAAACTACAAAGGTTATCAGCCTACAAGAGCTCCTTTGCGTAAAGGTGCTATCGCTGTAACAAACAAATACAAAGGACTTCTTAAAGAGTCAAGTGGAAGTATTACAACAGATAAAATACCAGCATTTATGAGAAAGAGTATAAAAGGAATATTTGGATAATGGCACAACTATTACCAGACGCAGAAATATTAGCTAGGACTTGGGCCTTAAGTAAAACATCAATTACTGATATTGTTGACCAAAAAGTAGCTACAAGATTACCTCAAGATGCAGAAATGCCTTTCTTAGTTATAACAAGAATAGGTGGAACTCCTCTTACAGGAGAAGCATTAATTGACGAAGCTGTATTGCAATTAGATTGTTATGCAGGTAAATACGCTACAAATGACACAAAAGGTCAACCCGATTATGCAACAGCGTATAATTTAGCATCAGCTTGTTACACAGAGGCTTTTGACCAATCCCCAGAAATACTAACTTCTTCTGGTGGTGTGAGTGGTAAGTTAGCAGGATTTACTATTCAAAATGGTCCACAGAGGATTGACGAGCCAACGCTCGGATTAGCACGCTATACTATAGATATAGTAATGATTTACGGAGCTAAATAATGAAGAAAGTTAAAGTAAATCCAATACTTAAAAGAAGTGTTGGGCAAGTCCGAGACGAGAAACTTAACTGTTATTTCAGTCACGATGAGTGGTGTGATGTTACAGAAGAGGATTGGAAACGTCTTAAAGAGGCTACGTTCAAACACGGAGACCTACGGGTTTCATTGTATGTAGCCGATGGTGAGGCAGCCTTTGGAAATGTTGATATGCTTGAAAAAGCTAAAACAGCAGAGCCAGTTATCGAGGAAGAACCTTTTTGGGAAGAGGACGAAGTACAAGAAGAAGAGTGACAAACTCTTCCAATTTAAAGTAGGAGATTAGTAATGGCTAAAAGTATTAGTGAGGTAATGCTCGGAACTGGTGTTTTGTACGTAGGTGCAGAAGCAGTATCATTCCCAGCAGACCCAACAGCTACACCTAGCGGTTCTGACTGGGACGACATTGGTTACTCTGAAAATGGTTGGACTCTTGACTATGACAAAACTTTCGAAGATGTTATGGTTGCAGAGGAAATTGACCCAATTTTCACAATCAAGACTGCTCAAGAAGTAAGAATCAGCGGTGAGCTTGCTCAAGTTTCATTAGCAAACTTGAACGAAGCAATGGGCGGTGCGTCTGGAAACATAACAACTTCAGACCCAGGTGCTGGATTCAGTACCTTGACACCCCCAAGCACAGACTCTTTCGTAGAAAAGTCTTTGCTATTGAGAGTTGATGCACCAGATTCAACTCTTGGTGGAACACTTAAAAAGAGAGATATCCAAGTTCCTCGTGCAGTGAACGTTGGAGCTTTCTCAATGACACACGCAAAAGCACCTCAAAAAGTGCTCGTTGCTGTTGAATATAAGTTGTTGAAACCAGGTTCTGGAGCTCAATTCACAGAGTTATTTAAGATAATCGACGAAGTTTAGTCGATAGATTAGGAGGGCGTAATGCCAACGATTGATTTTGACGAAGCAATCAAAGAGAATGAGAATGAGCCTTTGTTGATTAAATTGAATGAGAGAGAATATAAATTGTCTCCACAATTACCAGCAAAGGTGGTTCTCACACAAATCGCTCTAATGGACGAAAGCGGGAATCTCGGAAATAACGATATTCCAACTTGGTTAGGTGCATTAGTGGGCGAAGAGAACCTAGCACAAATGCTGGATGACGGAGCCACTTGGGAACAATTAGAAGAAGTTACAATGCAACTTCTTAAGTTTTATAAAATTATTCCCGAAGAACAAGAAATAGAGACGGGACAAGACGACGCCCCAAAATAAGACTGTCTCTCAACGACTTAGTGGATAGTTGGGGGGCTATAGAATCTGACTTTCAAAGATTCTACAAAGTAGACAATCCACTCCAAATTTCTTGGCGAAGATTCAACATTCTGTTATTCAACCTTATCTCACAAGAGTCAGCTTTCTTTGCTCCTTTCATCAAAGAAGCACAAGAAGAAGCTGAGCAACAAGCTGAATGGGAAAAGTATAAGCGTGGAGATAGAGCAAACATTCCAAGAGAAGCAGTACCTCTTGACCAAGCTTTAGGGGAAATAGGAATAGGAAAGTAATTTGGAACAAGCAAATGTAATCGGTAGGTTAGCGTTCTTAGCTAACATCGTCGGAGATGGAGCTGTAAAAGGTATCCAACAAATGGCTAGAGGCACAGGTGCCGCTATGACCAAACTTGCTTCTGCAGTTCCAGCAGCAGCATTCGCAACATCAGCATCTGCATTAGCAGCTGTTGGTGCAGCTCTTGTTGGTGGTGTAAAAGCAGCAGCAGACTTTGAAGAATCATTCGCTTTAGTTAGAAAAGTTCTTGCTAGAGCTAGTGAACAAGAACTAGGCGATATCCGACAAGCAATATTAGATTTATCAACAGAGATACCAGTTGCAGCTGGTCAATTGGCACAGTTAGGTTCTATAGCTGGTCAGTTAGGTGTTGAAGTACAAAACATTCCACAATTCATAGACACAGTAGCTAAATTAGGTGTCGCAACAAACATGACAGCTGAACAAGCTGCTTTCTCAGTTGCAAGGCTTGCAAACGTAACAGGAATCGGAGCTGAGAACGCAGACCAACTAGCTAACGTATTAGTTAGATTAGGTAACAACACTGCGGCAACAGAATCAGAAATTACATTATTAGCAACACGTTTTGGTGCTGTTGGTAAGATTGCTGGTTTAACTGCAGACCAAACATTAGCTTTCTCTGCATCTGTTAGAGCAACAGGTACAGAGGCCCAAGCTGGTGCTACCGCATTACAGAAGTTTTTCTTGTCTCTACAACAAGCAGCAGCACAAGGTGGTAATAGATTAAAAGCTTTTTCTGATGTAGTAGGAATGAGTTCAGACGAATTCAGAAAATTAGCTAGAGAAGATATTGCTGAAGCTGCAGCACAATTCGTTGAGGGATTAGATAGTATTGGTAATTCGGGAGGAAACGTACAAAAAGTTCTTAACGATGTAGGTTTAGGTTCCGTTCGTGTATCTAAAGTTATGCTTTCTTTGTCAGCTGATACGGAAGAATTAAGAAGTAACTTATTTTTAGCAAATGACGAAATGGAAAGACAGTCTGCTTTAAACAATGAGGCAGAAAAACGATTCGGTACATTGATACAGCAGATTGCAAGATTTAGAAATGTAATTAAAAAGGTTCTTATAGACATAGGTGAGGGATTAGTTCCAGTATTAGCTGAATTTGTAGGTAACTTAGCTGACGCTATATCGGGTGCTAAAGAATTTCAAGAAGCTTTAAGTACAGAAAAAGTTTTAAATTTAGCTAAAGCTCTTGGTGTACTAACTGCAGCTTTAGGTCTTTCTAGACTACAATCTGCAGTAATTCTTTTTAACACTATATCAGCAGCTTTAACAACTATGACTAGTGCATCTTTCATTGCAGCAAATGCTTTCAAGATGTTGTTTATAGCTTTTAAACCTTTCTTGATTGCTGGAGCTATTATCGGTGGTATCACAGCAATAACAAAAGTATTCAGTAACTTTATTGAAAAAACTGCTATCGCTAAAAGAAATCTTGATGATTTCAAAGAAGCAATGGATAGCATAAAACTTTCTAATGAAGACATAGATATATCTGATGCAATGGCCGAGGGTTTATTTGACAATCTAGAAGAAGAAACACAACAAGCACTCAAAGATGCTTTTGGAAGTAATACTCAAAATGTTTTAAAAGACATACTTGGTAATACTTCTAGAAATATCTCAGATGTTATATCTGAAACCTTTGCATTGATGCAAAAAAATACATTGATATTAACAAGTGCAGGTACAGGTAGCGACGAGGCTAAACAAGCTTTAAGAGAAAGAATATCTTTGATGGAAGAAAATCTTAAAGTTGTTGAAGAAACATTTGGAACTGAATCTGAAATAGCTTTGGCTATATCAAGAACAATTAGGCTTAGTAAGGTAAGACTAGAAGAGGGTAGGCTTTTAAATGAATCAGAAGAAAACCTTTTAAACAATGCACTAGAACAAGTTGATGTATTTAAAGTACTCGCAGATTTACAAAATGTAATTCTTGACCAAAGAATGGAAGAATTAAAAATTGCTGTTCGAAACAAATTACTGGAACAAGATAGCAGAGTTAGAGTTGCAAGCATACTTAAAGATGATGAATCAATACTTGCTGTAGCAAAAGAATTAGCTAAAGAAGATGCAACAATCGCTAAGTTGATTGGTTATGTTGCAGAAGACACAGAAGAGATAGCTGAAAACTTTAATGTGTTTGCGGGTGTTTTAGAAAAAGCAAATGACTTTGCTACTGAATTAAATGCTCAATTAAAACCTTTAGAAGCATTAGAAGATTTAGAAGATGCTCAAAAATCTCTTAGAGAGGCTAAAAAAGATATTGTCGAATTAGGTAAAGAAGAAGTCGAAGTTCAAGAAGAGCTAGCTTCAATAGAAAGAGAACTTAATGATTTATTACAAGATGGAAAGTTTCTATCAGACGATATCTTAGCTATTAAAGAAGAAGAACTAGAACTTGCTGAAATGATTAAAGCAGTCAACGAGGGTGTTGAGCTTTCATATCAAGAACAGCTAAAACTTCTTAAACTGGAAAGAGAACAAAGAATACTCCAACGTGCTGCTGAACAGGGAACTTTAAGTGATGCAGATGTACAACTAGGTGCTATCCAAGAAAGAATAGACCTACTAAAAAGCGGTGGTGTAACAGAAGAGAATATTATAGAAAAAACAGCTAAAGTTCAAGATACTAAAAACCAAGCTCAAATAAATGCAAATGAAAGAATTACTGAACTTTTAGACCAACAACAAGATGCAAATGAACGTTTACTTGAGATTGATGATGAATTAGTTGAAGCATTAGATTCAGTCAAAGATGCTAATTTAGAAATTTTGCAAGCCAGTAATAAAGTAACTATTGCTTTTGCTGAATTAGAAGATAAAGGTACAGGAAACATACGAAGACTTGGAGAAGCTCTTGGATATCCTAAATCTCAACTAGATGGAATAATTTCAAGAATCCAAGTAGCTCAAAAACAAATAGGATTACTACCAGCATTTAACACAGCGGCATCCGTTGGTGTAGACCCAGCAACACTTCAAAGTGGCAATAATTTATTTGAAGTTCCAAGAGCTATGGGTGGAATGGTAAGAATGGGACAAAGAGCTCTTGTTGGAGAAAGAGGGGCAGAAATTATTAAACCAATGCCTCACGGAGTTATGGTTACACCAATGCAAGGTGGCGGTAGTCAACCAATAAATCAATATGTTAACCTAAACATTACAGGACTTCCAACTGACCCAATGGCAGCAAGAAAGATTGCACAAAATATTCAGAGAGAATTAAATAAATTGAAATCAGACGGTAGGAGTGGAATTGTTAGATAAAATAAAAGATAATCTAGGTTTGATAGCTACAGCTATAGCTCTTATGGGTTCTATTGGTGCAGGTTTATCTACTGCTAGTGAACTTGTTGATAAGTTAACTAATATAGATGACCGAATGAATCAAATTCAAGTAGATTTTGATATGTTAAAAGATAGCACAATGGTACAAGGCGATATAGCTGTACTGTTTGAAAAAGTGCAGAAATTAGAAATAGCTAGTGATACTAACCAATATGTTCAAATTGAAAAATGGGAATGGGACGATATCAAACAACAAATTATGCGTCTTGAAACACAGCTTATAGACCAAGAACAGGATTTGAATGTAGTTAGAGAAATACAAACTAGACTTGCGTGGATAGAAGCGAATTGTTGCAGATGAACCAAAGAAAATTAAAGAGATATGTAGTTGCTATGATTAGAAGAGGAGCTAATTATCACGAAATAATTAAAGATTTACCAGCACCTCAAAAATTAGCTGTTATGCAATACGTGGAGAAGAAGTATGGAAATTTCTAACGAACAAGACCACAATACATTAAAACCTTGTAAGTCTGATAGTAAATGTGGTAACTGGTTTTATGATTATTTAGACAAGTGGGCATATTGTGAAACTTGTAGGAAAAAGGAGATGTGCTAATGGCTAATACAATAACTATAGGAAGAATAAGTTTTACTTCTCCTCGTTCTTTAGCAGAAAGCGCTATGCCATCAGATGGTAAAAATTCATTAGAAAGAAATGTTGCTATAAACGGAATACTCCACGCAACAACAATAGCTGAAGCTAAATATTTAAGGGATGAACTTATGTCTTTAGCTAACGCAAACATAATTGTGCCGTTTACCTACGAGGGAGACTCGACTTTCAGCGGATACTGCCAAGTAGATGCGGCAGATATAAACACAGCTCAGTTGTTTGGTAAAGGTTTATTTAGATACAGTCTTAATTTGATAATTAAAGGTAGAACTGGAGAAGTAAACTTTGAATCACAGATGACAGGTGGAAAACTTACTAATGCTCATTCTCACACTTCAACATATAACTATGGACCAGTACACGCTTTACCAGTACAAGCTTTTAATTACGCTCACTCAGAAACACCAACTGGAACATTAAGAAGTACAGACCAAGGTTCTGTGTATTTATTTCACGACCAAAACTTAAGAAGTTCTACTGCTAACTGGATGGTAAATCCCGTAGATTATTACAAAGGTGCTGCAAAGATATCTGTAAATAGTCGTGTTAAAAATGGTTATCTTACTCAAAACAATCCAACACAAGTTGTTTTGGATAATGGAATTATTAAAGTTGAAGCAGGTTCTGTTGCTAGTGAATCAAGAATTAATCTTTCTTTTTACGATACTGGAGAGTTTGTCTCTACAAGAGAAGTTGCTTTTTCAATGGGTAGTGGCTTTACAGAATGGAATGTTTGGCAATCAGTTCAGATATTAAGAAATGATGCAGAAGAAGCATCTGTACGATTAGTTACTTATTCTGAAACTGCTGGTGATGGAAAACTTACTTTGGACCTATCTGTAAGAAGAGGAATGCATCACGTTGCTTTTGTAGCTACTCAAAGTGGTAGTGCTAGTAGAGCTGCTATATCAAGAATCAACGCAAAACTTATTGATGCAAATACAGTTACTACTACTTCTACTGGTTACTTTGAAGCTAGTGCTGATAGTGACGGACAGAAGTTTTTTGCTATGTCTCCACAAGGAGTAACAACATCTGTGAGTGATAGAAATATGCATATATCATCATCGCAGTTTAAAGGTCTTTTTGGATACGAAACTGGTAGTGATGCATATAACCAATCAGATGCAATTTTTGAACAATATTTGGAGTCAGTCTACGAACAAGTGCGCTTAGTGAGGAGCTAATGGCTATAAGTGAAAGGCTGATGGGTGCTGGTAACTTTGGAGTTACCTTTCTTCAAGACCAAACCCCGTCAGAAGTTATAAACAAAATTAAAGAGTGGGGACACATAGTTGTCACACCACAAGAAATGAATCCATCATTATATGATGATGCTTCTATGCTTGCTTCTGCAAGATATACAGGTGTTGTTTTAGCTAAATCCCTAGAAGAGGGTGTAGTAACTGTTAGTGGTCAAGGACTACAACTTTACCTTGGAGACGATAGAGGTAAAGGTATGGTTATTGCTGAAAATCAAAACTTAGGTAAAAAAAGAACATATACAAATCTACCTCTCTCAAGCGTTTTATTTCAATCTTCACAACCATACGGAATTATGCGTAATGAAGCTGGTAACTTACAAGCAATTACACAAGGAACAATTTATGATGGTTCTGATACTTATACTGGTACACACTTCGTTGAAACTGCTTTACACGCACTAAAGTTTATTTGTGAAGATTTAGGATATGAGTTTAGAGTAAATTCTGATGCAACAATAGATGCTGGCCCAGCAGCAAATCTTTTTACAGGTGTTAATACAGACCCAACAACTGTTGTAGTTAAAACTGGTTATGGAGATGACCCAACATATACAGGTTTAAGTCCAACTGGTGCTAGAACAGAATTTGATGCAAGAGACTATGTAACTAAAGTTGACTTTATTGCAGAAGTTGGTGCATTCAATGAACCTACTGACTTTGAGGGAGAAGCTTCTTTAAGTAGTGGAGACATTCCTTACTACGATATTCACGGTAACAAACTATCAAGAACAGGTCTTGTTTCTGTTCCAGATATGGATTCTGATAGATTAGATAGCCAAGCACAAGTTATGCTTAATGAGTTATCTAGAGTTAAGAAAGTTCTTAACTTAGATTTAGAAGAATATGAAGTTACTGGTGATTTAAAAACTGGAGACTACATATTTGCTTTTGACCCAGTATTAGGATTCAATGATACAGAAACCCAAGCTTCTGCTGAATCAAGAAACTTATATGAAATTTCATTCAGAGGTCAACAAATAAACCCAATTAAAGTAAGAGTTGTAGGTTTAAGCTATCCAATTAAAAGTGGTATGGGTGTTTACTTCAGAAGCTTTGACGGTTCTAATGTTACTTACACAGATTTAACTCCTTATGTATCTTTTGAAGAGGGAGATACACAAGTTGAGTTAGGTGATGTTCTAAGAGATATATCGGATGATATGCGATTTAATGAGTATTCGATAGCTGCTAGAACAGCATCAGCAAAGTCTATACCAGACCTACCAAGTACTCCTACTTTGCAATCTGGTACTTACCTAGATGGTACAGGTGAATCTAAAGGATTCATTCGTATCGTCTTCTCTAAACCATCCAACATTGATGGCTCAAATATAACTGACGGAAGTCACTATAGAGTGAGATATCGTGTTTCTGATGGACTTTCCACAAGCGGCGGTGCCTCGGCGAATGAATATTCATATAAGGATTTTCCTTATACAGGGGCATCTACCGAAACTTTAATGATTACAGACTTAACTGTAGGAAAAGCTTACAGAATAGGTGTTGCAACAGTAGATACTTCTGGATTTAGAAGAAAAACAGACTACACAGCTAGCGGAGAAGATGTTTACACAGACACTCCATCTATAAATCCAAACTATACAACAAATGCGATTATTGAAATAGATAGAGACGGACAAGCTCCATCTAAACCAAAACAAGCACAAGCTATATCAGCTAGTACATTAAGAGTACAGGTCACACATTATTTAGGTAAAGATGGTGTAGATGGTTTAGGAAATCCATTTGGAGACTTTACTTTAGAGGGAGATGTTGACCACCTAGATGTACACGTAGTAACGAAAAACGGTAATACAGCAAACTTTACAGTCAGCACTTCTACAAAAAGAGGTGAATTAAGAGTTACTTCTGGAAACATACTTCAACAAATTCCACTTGTGGGAAGTCTGGAACTAGAAGATTCACAAGATTATTATTTTAGATTTGTAGCTGTAGATAAATCGGGTAACGAATCTCCCGCTTCAGATGGACAGACAGCTGTAGCAAATCTTATTGCCGAACAAAACATTGAGGATGCAACAATAACAACAGCTAAAATAGGTTTAGCTCAGATTACAAATGCTCTTATTGCAGATGCAACTATTACAGATGCAAAAATACAATCCTTAACAGCAGATAAAATTACTGCTGGAACAATAGATGCTTCTGTCATAACGGTAACAAATCTCGATGCATCTAATATAACTGCTGGTACTTTGGACGCAAACACGGTGACTATTTCTAACTTAACTGTTGATGTTGCAGATGTTAACAACTTAAACTTTGCTTCTTTAGGTGCTACTTCACAAGATATTATTAATACACTTGCTACTGACGCAATTCTTTCAACGATAAGTAACGGTGGTATACCAGAAGCTAAATTAGGGAACCTATCTGCTAACAAAATAACTACTGGAACTTTAGACGCTAACAACGTAACTATCAGCAACTTAACTGTTGATGTTGCTGACATAAATAATTTAAGCTTTTCGTCTTTGAATGCTACTTCTACCGACATTATCAATACTATTGCTTCAAATGCAATTCAAGATGCCAAAATAGCTTCTGGATTGAATCCATCTAAAATAAGCGGTTTTGGAGCTATTAGTGGTAATCAAGTTGTTATAAACGCAAGTAGCGGATTATCAATTTTGTACGGAGAATTAAATTTAAATAACAAAGGTATCACTAATGCAAATGACCTTGAGTTAAATAATGGTAGTTCTTTTAGTTCTAGTGGTAACTTGTTTGCTACTGGAACAGTAAGGTCAAATAGCTATCATTCAGCAACTAGATATTATGATATTCTTTCTTCATCTAATATGGACCTTGCTTCAAGCTTTGTTTATTTAAAACCTGGCGATAACTTTGGTTTAAATGTTAGTACAAGTACATCAACAATATATTCAACTTTTCAACCAAGTGCAGATAATTCAAAAAACTTAGGTACTTCTACAAGGAGATGGTCTACAGTTTATAGAGTTTCTGAATCTTCAACATCTGATGAAAGATTAAAAGAAAACATCATAGATATTGATTACGGTTTAGATTTTATAAATGATTTAAGACCTAGGGAGTTTACTTGGAAATCTTGGTCTAATGGATTTTCTTGTAGTACTTGTGGACAGATTTACGATGAATTACAAGATTGTACTTCACAAATAAAATCTGTAAATGAGAATGACGAAGAAGTCTTAATAGACTGTACAGGAACTCTAGAAGAACAATTCACTGAAGCAGATGATAAATATACTTTTGGCTTTATTGCACAAGAATTACTTCCTAATTTGGGTACAGAAAAAGATTACAACTTAATAAATCATAATATTGAAGAAGATGAATACAATTACTCTCAAGAAAATTTAATCGCACCTTTAGTAAAAGCAGTACAAGAACTCTCAAATAAAGTCGATGACTTAACTGCTAGAATAGAAGTACTGGAGGCTGGATAATGGCTGATATCATAAACGAGGGTGACTCCAAGTTAGAGGTAATAGATTCCTCTACCGCTGCTCTAGCAAAAATAATTGCAGAACTTAATGGAGTTCTTCGTGTAGAACAAACAAATCAATTACTTAATTTCTATAATCCTAACGACCAAATAGAAACTGGGAATGCAACAGACGATAATCAAGGCGCTGCTTCTACTTTTAATGGTTTACAAGTTGCTGATGCTACTGTAAGAATACAATCTGGTGATGGAGTATCTGTTCCAGAATCTAATCTTTATATGGATGGTAAATCCATTATTTCTGATAAAACTCTTGCAATAGGTACAACAGGTCAAAAAGAATTACATTTAGGAACAAATGGTACCCAGTGGGTAAAAATTACAGAGTCTGGTTATTTAGACTTTAGTAAATTAACAATATCTGGAGACCAAGGTACAGCAGGACAATTAATTAGAAATGCTGGAAATGGAACTATTGAGTGGTATACAGCAGATAACTTAAATAGTTTTGGAACAATATCTATAGGTGGAACTGATGTAGATGCAGACGCAGTAGGAGATAGTTTAAATCTTGTTGCTGGTAATAATATAACAATATCTGCTGATGATGTCACAAATACAATAACAATTAATGCTGCACAACCTAATGTTTTCTCAACAATATCTGTAAGTGGTCAGAGTGATATAACACTAGACCAAGCTTCAGATACTTTAAACTTTGCTGCTGGTAGCGGAATAGCTATAACAACAGACCCAATTACAGATACTTTGACTATTACTTCTACTGTTAGTGGTGGTAGTACTGAAGATGTCTTTAAAAATATTGTTGTTACTGGTCAACCTACTGTAACTGCTGATTCAAGCACTGATACATTAACGTTTACTGCTGGAGACGGCATAAGTATCACAACTGATGATGCTACAGATGCAATAACCTTTACAAACAATAAAACAAGGCTTTTATCTAAATTAGGATACTTTGCATACACTGAAACTAACGGAACTTCTACTGAATTACCTCTAAGAAACTTTTTTATTAATAATTCGACCACAATACCAGTAAATGGTGGTGGTTCACTAGTAGGTCTCAGTACCCGTGCTTTACGTCTGCTACAATCAGATGGTAGCACTTATAAGTTTATGATTATGCCAGCTAATAGTGCTGGTGATAGTTTAACTCTTACTTTTACAAAGTCAGATGGAAGTACTGTAACTAAAGATATAACAATGGCGGCATAGGAAACAATGGCAGCAAAAACACCAATTAGAGGAGATTATAACGGTTCCGATTTAGTCGGATTATCCGAGTTTCTAGCTTCTGAATTCGTAGATATTTCAGATGGTGGTACTGGCGCTACTAATGCTTCTGATGCAAGAACAGCTTTAGGATTAGCAATTGGTTCAGACATTCAAGCATATCACGTCAACCTTGCTGATATATCTTCACTTGCAGTAACTGATGGCGGAATAATTGTTGGCGATGGTAATAACTTTGTATTAGAAACAGGAGACACAGCTAGAACTTCTTTAGGACTAGGTACAACTGACTCCCCAACATTTAACAATCTAATACTTTCTGGAAACCTCACTGTTAGTGGTACAACAACCTCAATCAACACAGAAACAATTAATTTAGCTGATAACAATATAGTTTTAAATAGCAACGCTACTGGTTCTGCTTTAGAAGATGCAGGTATAACTATTGAGCGTGGAGATGACCCTAATAAAACACTTATCTGGGATGAAACTAATGACTATTGGACAGTAGGTTCTGAAACTTTTGTAGCTGCTAACTTTGCTGGTAGTTTAAGTGGAACTTCTGTATTAGCTGATGGTGTAACTGCAACTACACAAGCTGCTTTAGATAATTCAACAAAAGTAGCTACAACTGAATATGTAGATTCTGCAGTAGCACAAGAAAACGAATTAGCAGAGATGAACGATGTTACTCTTACTAATTCACAAAATGGAGACTTTTTAAGGTATAACGGTAGTGTTTGGATAAACGACGCTGTTGATTTGGCTACAGATACCGTAGGTGATTTCGTACAAAGTATTACTGGTGGAGACGGTCTTGCAATAGATGTAACTTCTGGTGAGGCACAAACCCCTACACTTTCTGTAAATGTAGACGATAGCTCTATAGAAATAAGCTCTGATAGCTTACAAGTAAAAGCTCTTGGTATTACCAATGCAATGCTTGCAGGCTCAATTGAAAATGCAAAATTAGTAAACAGTGATATAACTTTTACAGACGGAACTACTCCAACTGTTGCAAGTCTTGGAGATACGATTACTTTTACTGGTGGCACTGGCGTAACAATTGCTAACACTGCTGGTAACTTTGATTTCAGTTTTGACATTGCAGAAGTAAAATCACAAGTAGACGAATATGCTCAAGACGCATTATACGATGCTTTCGTAGCTGGTACACAAACTTTAATTACTGTTGCTTATGATGATAATGCAAATTCAGTAAGTTACACAGTTGAAAATGATTTATCACTATATGACAATACTACTTCTGCTTTCATAACATTAACAAGTTTATCTGCTCCAAATGCAGATGGTGTAAGTTATGACAATGCTAATGGTCAAATAACCTTAGCCAACATACCAAATTCAAGTCTTACAAACAGCAGTGTATCAGTAAGTGATGGTACAACTTCAACTGCTATTTCATTAGGCGACACAATAACATTTACAGGTGGAGCTGGTGTAGATATAGTCAATACAGCTGGTACTTTAGACTTTACTTTCGACCTCACAGAAGTTGCTTCTGAAATAACTGAAGCTGCTCAAGACGCAATAGACGCTTTACTTACTGCTGGAACTCAAACAAGAATAACAGTTTCTTATAATGATGTCGCTAACTCACTTAGCTATACAGTAGATGATGACTTAGCTAATTACGATAACACCAACACTGCTTTCATAGATTTAACAGATTTATCAGCAACATCTGCTACTGGTGTTACCTATGATAACTTAACTGGTACTATTGCCCTTGCTTCAATACCTAATTCAAGCCTTACAAATAGTTCTGTAACCATTAATGCTAATGCTCTATCACTTGGTGGAACATTAACATTAGTTACAGATGATATAGCAGAAGATGTTTCGCCAACTAATCTTTACTTCACAGATGAAAGAGCACAAGACGCGATTGATGCAGCATTTAGTGCAGGTACTCAAACTAGAATTACCTACGCTTATGATGATAACGCTAACTCATACTCATTAACAGTTGATGATGACTTATCAAACTACGACAACACTACTTCTGCATTTATTACAGCAGATAGTACAGATACACTTACAAATAAAACTTTTGATGCTAACGGTACTGGCAACAGTATTTCAAATATAGAAGTTGCTGATTTAGCTGGTTCTGCTGTTGTTATAGAGTCTGAGGGGATTGCTTCAAATGATAATGATACAACATTACCAACTTCTGCAGCAGTTAAAGATTATGTAGACACACAAATTACAGCTCAAGACTTAGACATTACAGACGGAACAACAACGTCTGCAGTTGATTTAGATTCACAAACATTAACAATCCAAGGTACTGCTAATCAAGTAGATGTAAGTGTCAGTGGTCAAGTATTTACTGTTGCATTACCAAATGATGTAACTATAGCTGGTAACTTAACTGTACAAGGTACTACAACACAAATAGATTCAAACACAGTTAATATCGGCGACAATATCTTAGTACTTAACTCAGACGAAACTGGTACTCCATCACAAAATGCAGGTATTGAAATTGAAAGAGGAACTGATACAAATGTAAGTTTGGTGTGGGACGAAACAAATGATTACTGGACAGTAGGTAGCAAAGATTTTGTAGCTACAAATCTTACTGGTACATTGAGTGCTACCTCTGTTTTAGCAGATGGCGTTACAGCTACAACTCAGAGTGTTAATGATAACTCTACTAAAGTTGCAACCACAGCTTATGTGGATGCACAAGTTACATTACAAGACTTAGACTTCGCAGGTGATAGTGGAACTGGACAAGTAGATTTAGATAGCCAAACATTAACTGTTACTGGTGGAACAGGAATTACCACAACAGCATCATCACAATCTGTAACTATAGACATTGATTCAACTGTAGCTACATTAACTGGTACACAAACCCTAACTAACAAGACTTTAGGCGCTACAACAATTGCTGGACACTTAATTCCAGATACAGATGTATCTTATGACTTAGGTTCTAGCGCTCTTAAGTTTAGAGATTTATATCTAAGTGGTTCATCAATCTACTTAAATACAAATACAATAACTTTAAATAGTGGAAACTACGAGTTTAGTGATGGTTCAAATGTCATCACAATGCCAATTGCTTCCACTGATACATTAGTTGCTAAAAACACAACAGATGTCTTAAGTAATAAAACTGTTGTTGATACAGATAACACAATGGTTAAAACTATTGTTGTTGATGTAACAGCAGGTAAATTTAGATTTAATGGTCAATCAGAAGCAATACTTAACTTAGAAGCAAATCAGAACTATAGGTTTGATACATCACATACATCTCTTGCTACAGACCCATTTGCATTATCAGAAACAGTGGATGGTTCTAACACAGAAGTTAGCTCTACTTATGTAACAGATGAGTTTGACCCATCACAAATTATCTCTGACACAATCACATTTACAGCTGCTCACGGTTTAACAACAGGAGATGAAATAGTATACGACCAAAATGCTGACTTTGAAATTGATGGTCTTACAAACGGAACAAAGTATTACGCAATAGTAGTAAGCAGTACAGAAATACAAGTAGCTGCTTCTACTTCTGATGCTGCAGCTGGTACACAAATAGCAATTGCAAATGGTAGTGCTACAACTAACCAATTATTTAGAACATATACTTACACTTATGGTTCTGAATACACAACTGGTTTAACTACTGTAGGTACACAAGGTCAAGCTGGTTCTTACAAAGAATTAAGAGTACACACTACAACACCTACCTTATTCCCATTCTCTAGTGCAAATTCTAACAGAGGTGGTAATGCTAAAGGTAGGCCAGAAAGAGTTGGACGTTTCGTTGGTTTAGATACAGATGATGTTCTCATAAATAAGACTTTAGACCTAGAACTAAACACAATAAAGATTACTTATGCTGTAACTGTTGCAGTTGGTTCTGATGGAAACAATAAATATTTCATAGACGGAGAAGAAACTGCTTCATTAGCACTTGTATCTGGATTCACATACATATTTGATTTATCAGATTCTTCTACTGCTACACATCCATTTAGATTAAATACTGGAAAAGACGGTACAGGAACAGCTTTAACAGCTGGTGTAACTTATGTTGGTACGCAAGGTCAATCTGGAGCTTATGTACAAATTGCAGTTAACTCTACTACACCAGACTTAGTTTATTACTACTGTACTAGTCATTCGGGAATGGGTGGAAATTCAGTATTAACAGTTGCTGGTGCTGACCTTTCAACACAAACAACTGATGATTTAACACAAGGTACATCAAACTTCTATTATTCAGATACCTATGTAGATAATCATTTAAGCGGTGGTACTGGTATTGATTACACAACTGGAACAATCTCTGTAGAAGATTCAATAATTACTGCTCAATCAACCAAAGCTAGCCCAGTTGGAACAGACCAAGTATTAATTTATGACGTATCTGGTACTTCATTAAAGAAAATTACAATTCAAGACATTGTTTCTCAAGCTGGTGCTGGTTCAATGTCAAGCTTTACATTAAGTGATGGTTCGTTAACTACACCAATTACAGACGCTGATACATTAACTGTATCTGGTGTAGCGAATGAAACAACTGTTGCAGTAGGAACAGACACATTAACAATTGGCTTAGCAGATGAAATAACCGCAGACATAAACGGTGCAATACACGTAAAAGCTAAAAACGAATCTGGTGCAACAATTACAAAAGGTACTCCAGTATATATATCTGGACAATCTGGTTCTGGTCAAGAGTTTACAGTAGATGTTGCTGACGCTGACGATTCAGCAAAAATGCCAGCAGTTGGTATAGCTTATGCAGATTCAAACAACAACTCTGAAATAACAATTGTTACACACGGTAAGTTTATAGGAATAGACACATCATCATTCTCAGTAGGAGATGACGTCTATGTTTCTACAACTGGAACATTAACAAGCACAATTCCAACTGGAGAAACTTCTGGAATACAAAAGATTGCTAAAGTAATTAGAAGTCACGCTAGCACTGGTCAAATCTATGTTATGGGTGCAAGCAGAACAAATGCTACACCTAACTTAGATGATGGAGATATATTCATAGGTAATGCTTCCAATCAAGCAGTTACAGCTTCATTAAATACTAAGATTTCTGATTACCTAGGAGCTGGTGGAGATATCACAATTGGTGGTAACTTAATAGTTCAAGGTAGCACAACAACAGTAAACCAAACTGAAATAAATGTACAAAATGCTTTTGTCTTTGAGGGAGCTACTGCAGATGCATTTGAAACTACTTTATCTATAGAAGACCCAACAGCAGATAGAATTATAACTCTTCCAGATGATGACGGTACTATTGCTTTAAATACAAGTGCATTAATTACAGGACAATCTGCACTTGTTGGTTCAATAGATACAGCAAATGACTTAGTTCTTCTTTATGATGCAAGTGCTACAAGCCTTACAAAAGTAGATGTAGCTACCTTGTTAGCATCAGCTGGTGCAGGTTCTTTTAACGACTTTACACTACAAGCTGATACTGGAACACCAGAAGTAGTAGCTGATGGAAACACAGTAACATTCACTGGTGGAACTGGTATTGACACAAGCGTAAGTGCTACAGATACAATAAACATCGCAATAGATTCTACAGTATTAACAACAAGTTCTAACTTAAATGATTTAGCTAACGTAAATGCTGGCTCTCCACAAAATGGAGAATCACTTGTTTACAACTCATCTAGTGGAAAATGGGAACCATCTTACGTAAGCGGTGGTGGCGGTGGAGGAACTGCTGATTCTATAAAGATTGTTAACTATCTTGGTATAGAGAAATTCATAACAGTTTCTAACTCTGAAATACCATTTATAGAATACGACGGTTCTTCAGATACTTCTGACCCATTACCAATATCTAACTCTGTATTAGACTTCCAAGAAACTGCTGATGGTGTAACTTTCGTTGATGATGATATCCAATTAGCTGTAGCTGAAGATACATTCTCAGTAATCGTTGATACTGCAGGAGATACTGCAGTAACTACTGAAGAAACAGGCAACCAAGTTGGTTTCTTCACACAGGGATTAAAGAGAGGTTTTGTAGATGAGTTAGGTTTTAGCATAGGTGAAGACGGTATGGGCTTTAGGAATCCCGACAAATATGACGCAACAACTACAGTTCCTAGCGGTCAAAATATGATGATGGCTGGACCTATTACATTTTCTGGTACAATAACAGTACAAGGGAGGCTCGTAATTGTCTAAATTAGAAGTAAACCAAATAGATAAGACACCTACAGGTACTGAGGTAACTGTATTATCTGATTTGCACATAGGTGCTGAATTAAAGTTAAAAAACTACACAACAGCACAAATAACCGCTATACAGAATCCAAATGATGGTTCTTTAGTATGGGACGAAACAGAGGGAACTGTAAAAGTTTATAAATCATCTAGTGCAACTTGGGTGCAAGTTGGTGGTACAGAACATACAAAAGCTTTCAATAACATTGAAGTAGCTGGTCAGTTAGATGTTGATGCATTGGTACAAAACGATACATTGACGCTTATTGCTGGTCAAGATATGACACTTACTACCGATAGAATAAATCAAACTATCACATTTGCTCACAACGGTTTAGATACTTCTGCTGTGGCTCAAAACATAGTTCCTAGTCAAAATGATACTTATGACTTAGGTTCTGCATCCTTTAAGTGGAGAAACTTATATCTTGGTGGAGACACAATTTATATGGGTGACTCTACAATTAGTGCAATCAATGTTGGTGTTAACGATGACAAAATTGTATTCTCAGACAAAATAGAGCTAGACGGAATAATAGATAGCTCTGGTGGTTCTGGAATCAGTGTCACTGGTAATATGAACATTGACGGTATAAAAACTGACTCTATAGGCGAAAAAACTGCAAGTAATAATGTAGCTATAAATAACAATCTCGTCTTAGCCTCGGGTATAACAATAGACTTTACAGCTGGTTCTGCTACTGGACTTGGTGGTTCGGGTGGTGGAACAAATGCAAACTTATTAATGAATGGTTCTTGGGATATATGGCAAAGAGGAACTGCAGGAACTTCTACATCTAATGGTAGACCACAATCTGCAGATAGGTGGGTAACTACAACTAATGTTTCACAAATATCTAGACAAACATTTACTCAAGGACAAAGTGACGTGCCTAACAGTCCAGTATATTATGCAAGATGGTTCAGCTCAAACACTGGAAACTGCGTTATGGAACAAAGAATAGAGGGTGTACAAACAGCTCAAGGACAAGATGTTACTTACAGTTTTTGGGCAAGAACTGCTTCGGGAACTAAAACATTAACAACTGAAATGAGACAAAACTTTGGTGTTACAGGTTCATATTCTGCTGCAGTAACTATTACTGGAACTGCTCACAGTATTAATGCTACTTGGACCCAATACACAGGAACTTTATCTATTCCATCAACAGCTGGTAAAGCAATAGGTTCTGTAAGAGACCTTGCCACACACGATTATTTAGCATTTATGTTTAAGCACACTGGTTCATCTTTTGACATTTATATTGCAAATGTAAAACTAGAAATGGGAGGAAGTGTGACTCCATTTGAAAGATTACCTTACAATACAGAGTTAAATAACTGCGCAAGATACTTTCAAAAAGTTGGTGAGGGAACAAGCGCAATTATTGGCTGGGGTGGTGGTTCTCGTAACAACGTGTTAGACGGAATCCTACCCTATAAATTAGGCCCTATGTATAGATTCCCAGATAAAATTCATTCTGGACAATATAGATTTGTTAGAGGTATTTATAACGAATATGGTAACTACTTAAACCATAACTTCAACTCTCACAGTGATGACGTTGGTTGGGGTTGTTGGAATGTTGATATTGGTAACAACCTTACAAACTACTTTTGTACAATTGCAGGTGGCAATTCAAGTATGAGGTGGATGTGGGATGCGGAGATAGGAGGTTAAAATGTCAGACGTACCACAAAGTATATTAGACGATTTAATAGAAGACCCTCACGTATTAGAGAATATTGATTACTGTGAGAAAGTTTATCATATTGAGCCCGATGAACCAGTGCTTATAAACATTTGGTTTACTGGTGATATTGACAATGTAAGCTGTAGTCCCGATTATGAAGATAGAGCAGAAACAAATTCTTTTTGTGCTTTAGTCAAAGCTTGGGTAGATGCAGGAAACGAATTTAGAGAAAACAGGTATCCATTAGACGATGAGTAAAATAGTAGTAAGTGAGCTAGCAAGCCCAAGTGACAGTAAAATACTTTTTAGTGATGGTATTACTTTTGATACACCATTAAAACTTAAATCATATTTAGCAACACAAATAACAGCTTTAACTGGTATGACAGCTGGTGAAATAATATACGATTCTACAAACAAAAAAGTTAAAGTATATACAGGAACAGCTTGGGAAGATATAGGTTCACTAGATGGAGTAAGGTCAACTTCTTATGATGTTATTAACGAAGCTTCTACAGGTTTTGGTGTAACTATAGAGGGAGTAAAACTCCAAGATGGACAAGTTAATACAGATACAATAAATGAAACAACAGCTTCTGCTGGTGTAACTGTAGGCGGTGTTCTTCTCAAAGGTGCTGAAGTCAGTGTAGACACTATCAATGAAAAGACTGCTGATACTGGCGTAACAATTGATGGAGTAGTATTAAAAGATTCTGGAATAACCGTTGCAGGACATATACTTCCTAGTGCAGATGTAACATATGATTTAGGTAGTGCAGGCAATAAGTTTAGAGATTTATATTTAAGTGGAAGTTCATTAACATTAGGTAGTCAAGAGATTACAACCGATGGTACTTCTATTAGTCTTCCTACTGTAAAAACAGACAACATACAAGAAAAAACACCAGCTAGTGGTATAACAATACCTAGTAACGTAACCCTAACTGGAACAGTAGATGCTTCTGGTGGTACAACAGTAGGTTTTCCTAAAGGAAAATTTGAGCAAGTTGTTTATACTTTTAATGACACTGAAGCAACATACGCTATGCCAAACAGTGTTGATGGCGTAGAGGTAGCATTGTTGACTACAACAATAACACCAACTTCTGCTACTTCAGAAATTATGATAATGTTACAAATTTTTGGAGAATCTGGTCATCACGATGCAGTAGGTTTTATAAGTAGACAGCTTGCTGGAAATGCAGAAGTATACTTAAAACCAACAAATATAACTGGTACAAGAGGTGCTTTTCACGTTGGTTACTACCCAGACACAGACTATAACTCCACACCACACTCAACTTCTTATCATCTTATTGATGCACCAGCTACAAATGGTAACGTTACTTATCGTGTAAGATTGGCTAAAACTAGTGGTGGTACTACAAACTTTAGATTCAATGGTACAATAAATACAACTACATCTTTAAACTATGAAAAAGGACACTCACAACTAACACTTATGGAGATATTGGCATAATGAATGAGTTGAATGATGCTCACATTGCTGAAGCTATATTAGCTTTAGAACCTAACGCACTATTTTCCGTGACAGGAATAGAAGAAGAAGATGTTAATTGGTTAAACGAAGACGATATAACACCACCAGATTGGGAAGATATTCTTGTTAAGGCACAAGAAATTGTTGATGCATACAATGCTACAGAATACGCTAGAAACAGAGCTATTCAATATCCTACAATAGAAGAATTTGTAGAAGCATACACTGAAAAGGAAATACTAGGAGATTCAACCAAGTGGGATAAATATGTGGTACAATATAATAAGGTCAAATCAGACAATTCTAAACCTACTGAAGAGGAAGCCTCACCATGAGCACAATAAGAGTATCACAAATTGAATCGTTAGATGCAAATAATACAGCTTTAATAGTCAATTCAGACTTACAGATGAACGCTCCGCTTACGATAATAAATAAAACTCAAGCTGAAATAGATGCATTAACAGGAATTCCTAGAGGTCAAATAATATTTAACACAGATTCGAAGACTTTAACCCAGTATAATGGGGTTAAGTGGATTGAGTATAATCAATCTCAAGTAAACATAGGACTGGTGGTAGCACTTGGCTAAAAAAGTAGTTAACTCTTATTACACAATAGATGCGTCTGCAAATACTCTTACGCTTCCTTATTATGTGAAGAAAGAGGAAATATACCTTGTTACAGATATTGACACAGGTACTATTCTTGTTAACTTTTCTGACCCCGAATTAACAGTTGCAACTTGGTCTTGGGACGAAGAAAACGAAACAACCACTATTACAACAACTGCAAACCTTACTACACTTGGTGCAACAGATTCATCAAAATTACAAATTATTGTAGATAGACCTCTCGAAGAAATAGAAGTTGCTGATTCATTATTGGACCCAGTACACAAAATTCGTGTATCTACTCCAGAAAACCTAATTGATACTGACTTTGAGTACGGTCTACAGCCTACTAAATGGGAAACATTAGAATTATCAAACAACGTTCCATCTTTTTACGTTGCTGATGGTGATTCTGCTTTAGCTATAGTCACAGACGTAACAGCTGTGAATGGTTCCGACTTAGTAACTGTTGTTTGTAATGATGAACACGGACTCGTTATCGGTACTCCTATCGATGTACAAGGTCTAACTTCAAGAACTGCAGAGGGTAAATTCCTTATCAAATCTACAACCACAACACAATTTATTTATCAAGCAAACGCTTCACAAACAGTAACTGGTTCTATTGGTTCTTTATATACAACTGTAACGCCAGGCCAGTTCTATAGTGGTTCTCAAATTACTTATGATACTAGTGCTGGTGTACAAACAGATGGAGCAGCATCATCTAAACTTACAATAGATACCCCAACACCACACGGTTTCGTTGATGGTTCTAACTTTTACTTAATAAACACTGTTGCTGTAAAAACATTAAAAATAACAGCTACAACAACTTCTACTGCTGCAGATAATAGACCAGTAGTTGACTTTGCTGATACTATAACAGTTACTCCAACAGTTGACTTAACAAAAACAGAAACTAAAGCTTACAGACCTCCACATTCATTAAAATTTGATGCCAGTGCTGTTAATGTAGCTAACAACTCTATTGAATGGACAAACCACAGAATGCGTGACAATGACACAGTTCTTTATGTACCACCTAGTGGAGATACTCAAATTGGTGGATTAGGTAGATTTGATTTTTACTATGTTAAAAAAGTAGATGATAACAATATTCAGCTAACAGACTCAAGAAATGGTGCTGCAATAAACTTTAATAATACTGGTTCTTATAACTACGGTAGAGCAATGATTGGAATGGTTTACGAGATTTGGGCTGGTAGAGGTAACTACAGGGATTATTACGGTTATGCTTACACAACTGCTTATTACAATGCTGGTGTAGGTTCTGGCTGGGATATGAACCAGTTTGACGAAGCAGCTGGTGGTTATGGTCTTTCTGGTGGTGCAGACCCTAGTTGGAGGACTATTGATAAAGCTATGCTTGCTTCAAGAACAAACACAGTAATAGAAGACTTTATAAAAGACTACGGTACTTATGGAGCACATCAAGATGCAACAAATTATGTATTCCCAGAAACAGGAACAACTCCAAATAGATGGAACTTTATTGAAGATGAAGCTCACTGGTATTCAACTTGGTTTGAAAATAGAGATTATGCTGGTATTCCATATACAAGCAGATATTTCAGATTAAGAAAATATTATTGGTATAACGGTGGTTTTAGATACTTTGGTGCATATAGTGGAACACGAGATGTTTACTGGATTCCATTAATTGAAGACCAAGAAGCAGATACATTTTACTCTGCAAACTTACAGTTTAATGATGGAGACACTGTATCATTTGGAATAAGTTCGGGAGACTTAAAATCTATAAGTGGAGTTTCTACAAATAGAAATAACATTTTAGAAAGTACAGTAAGTGCTGGTACCTATCAAGTAGAAAAAGTAGGTTCCGACAGATTTAGACTTGTTCAAAATGGAACAGTACAAAGAATAAGAGAAGCAACTGGAGTTTATACATTTAGTGGTACAGCAGCTAACCCTACTGCTAACTCTTTTTATATTCCAAATCACGGACTAACAAACAACTCACTTCTTACTATTGATGCTTCATTAGGAACACTTCCATCCGTAACAACTGGTTCTATTGCTCCAGTAACCCCCGATACAGTAGAATTTGAATTTAGTCTTTGGAAAGCAGGATTGACTCAATGGCTAAATACTCAAAGTGGTTTTAGAAATATTGTTACATCAAATCAAGCAAACTTAGGATATATAACTACAGGTGTAGATACCACTCAAGGGTACACCGACAACTTTAGTTATGTATCTACTTCTGCTATTTCTACAAGATTCTGGTCACAACCAGAGCAATCTTGGCGATATGTGACACAGTATCCTACAGATTTTTCAGAAACAACACCTAGCTTCCCGTTTTCTAACGAAATATATGCTGACCAATCTCCAGTTATTTATGGTACAGATTTCGTAGCAAACTCTAAAAACGAAAAATTCTTTATGTATATAAGAAAAGCAAATGAAGATACTGCTTATACTTATTACAGATTTAATCAATATTTATATATGTATACAAGAAGTCAAGGACCAAGCATAAGCCATACAAGCCAAGATTATCGTACATATTCTGCTACAAACAATAACTGGTACTACTCAAACGCTTGGGCAAGAGTTGGTGGTAGTGGTAATACAGATATGATTATAATTTCTTTCAAAGCTAGAAATAGAAGCATTTGGAATAACAACTCTTGGATGAGGTCTTTCCGTTCTATAAATAACGATAGGCAGTATGTTTGGAATGATGAACCTACTGATGCGGGTGATACTCAAGGATTAATACTCTTATCTTGTGCAGATACAACATTATTCAGCACAACCGAAATCAATACAATGATTGAAAATATGATTGAGTATTACGATACAAGCTTACAATACCCAACATTAACTGACAATACACAATATAAAGTAAAAGTTAAGACAGACGATAGAATATCTTTAGCAGATAAGAATACAAACCAAGAATTAAACTTAAGCGGTGCTGGTGCTGCTAACCTAACATTCGTAACCCCAGCAACAGTTGGTATCGTTGATGGTGCATATACAGCTCAAGATAGTACGGAACAACAATTTAAGTTCCAAACCAATTTTCAAATAGACCCAGTAACATACTCTTTTGATGGTGCTGCAAACGTTAGTTCAGATATTGTAAATCTACCTAACGGTCACAACCTACAAAATGGTGCAGGTTTACTTTATGACAATAACGGAAACTCAGACATTACAGGTCTTACAAATAACACAACATATTACACAATTCTTGTTGATGAATTTAATATTAAGCTAGCAGCAACTGCTGAAGATGCTTCTTCGGGTACAGAAATAAGCTTAACTGGTTCTGCAGGAACACATAAATTAAAAGCAGACACAATATCGGGTATAGCTGAAGCTGTAGGAACAGTAACAACAACTGTTACAAGCGACGTAGTAGTTGGTGAGAATACATTATTTAAAAGATATTTTAAAGTTGGTGACTCACTATTAATCAAAGACAACAACAATACGCCAGGCGAGTTAACAACATTTACAGTTGTTGCTATTGCTGACGATGCGTCTATGCAAGTTGATAGAGCTGTAGGATTTGCAGCAACTGCTACAAAACACTTTACAGAAACTAACCTATACGCAAGACCAGACGGTTTTTCAATACACAGACCATTCGATGGTGGTGTAGAAATAGCTGCTGGTACTGCTCCTTTCTCATCAATTAGAAGACAGACAAGAAAATACTTTAGGTATCAGTCTGGTAAAGGTATACAGACTTCTGTTGCTATTAACTTTAACCCACCAATAACGCTAGAAAGCTTAGTTTCTAACGGATTGACTGCTACAGGAACAACTAAATATCCTCATAGATTAAGTGCTGGAGCGTCTATAAGAGTTAAAAATGCTAGTGATGCTACATACAATGGAAACCATCAAGTAACAATTGTTGACCCATTTACCTTTACATATACATTAGCTTCAACACCAGTAACTACACAACCATCGGGTATTATTAAATTCAATGTTGCAGAATATTCTGATGCAGCAACAAGAGTTGGTATGTTTGACTTACAAAACGGATTCTTTTTTGAATACGACGGTGCATCTCTTAAGGTTTGTAGAAGAACTTCTACTACACAGATTTCGGGTACAGCAACAGTAACAAAAAATTCAAATAAAGTAGTTGGTTTAGGAACTAACTTTAGTGGTCAGTTATCTGTTGGAAGCTTCGTAGTACTTAGAGGTCAATCATATAAAGTTATTAAAATTAATTCAAAAACAGAAATGTACATCTCTCCCGAATATAGAGGTGTTAGTGCTCAAAACATAGTTATAACACTTACCGAAGACATAAAAATTCCACAAGTTGATTGGAATATAGATAAGTGTGATGGTACTGGAGCTGAGGGATTTAATTTAGACATCGATAAAATTCAGATGGCCTATATGGACTACTCTTGGTATGGTGCTGGTAAGATTCGTTTTGGATTTAAAGATAGAAAAGGTCACGTACGATATGTACACGAATTCTTACACAACAACAGATTAGATGAAGCTTATATGCGTTCTGGTAATATGGCCGCCGCATATGAAGTTGTGAATGGCGCAAACCCAACATACGCACCAACATTATTCCACTGGGGTACTTCTGTAATTATGGATGGTACTTTTGACGAAGATGAAGCATATTTATTCACAGCTACATCAAACTCATTGTCTTTCACAAATGGTCAGTCTATTACAGCAACTACAACTGGTGCTTCTGCTCTAGTTAGATTTTATAACAGAAGTCAAAGAAATTATGATTTCTATGTAAGAATACCTTTTGCTGAAGCAGATGCTAGTAAATTAACTAGCGGTTCTCCTTTATATTCTGTTGGTGACGAATTACAAGGTGAAGAATTAACATTCACACAGTATTCGGGCTCAACTATTTATGCTTATATTTACATCAGTTCGGGTTCATATTACAATACTCCAGCTGCATATCCAATAGTTCCAACTGCTACTGTTGTTTCTATAGGTACAGAAGCTGGCGGAACAGATGAAACAGTTAACTTAGGTACTGACGTCATTCCTCTTGTATCACTTAGACTTGCTCCATCTGTTGACTCTGGTATCTCTGGTTTCTTAGGAGAAAGAGATATTATTAACAGAATGCAACTTAGATTGAGTGAAGTAGGTTTAATTCTTACACACGAGTGTGAAGTTAAGTTAATATTGAATGGTGATTTATCTAAAGTTCAATGGTCAAATGTAAAATCTCCGTCATTATCACAGTTGCAAGCACATAATGCTACTGAAAAAGTAACTGGTGGTGTAGAAGTGTTCTCATTTAGAGCTTCGGGTGGTTCTACTGACTCAGTAACTAATAAGAGGTTATCTAACTCATCTAACTTCTCACTTGAAGCAATTATTGATATGGGTAACTCTATTCTCGGTGGAGATGGTGTTTTCCCTAATGGTCCCGATATTCTAACCTTGGCTGTTAAAGTGATTGATACTGCAGATATATCTGCTACATCTCCATTTGTAGCTTCGGGAAGAATTACTTGGTCAGAATCACAAGCTTAGGATGCTATACTAGAAAAGGAGAAATTATGGCAAAATTAGATAAAAAGAAAATCGAGGGAGCAATGTCTCAATTGTTGTTTTTAGAACAACAACTCGGTAAATTTCACGCTGCAATAGAAGATATTAAAGCAGAATTTTACGAGGGAATTGAGGGTGCCGAGATTGAAATAGGCGGAGAAGATAAAAAACCGCAATCTATGCCAGTAAATGAAGTCATAGAAGAAGAGGAATAAACAATGGCCGAAAGACCAATACATAAAGTTGAAGTAGCTGGTGATACCACTGGTCTGAGAGAGTTCTCTAACGGACAAGACTCTGGTATTATCGTTCCTCAAGGTACAACACCACAAAGAGAATCTAACCCTACTGAGGGTACCATTCGGTATAACTCTACCGATGATGCAATGGAATTTTATATAGGAACATCGTGGGTACAGCTATCTGAAGCAGGTGTTGAGTCACTTATTGGTGATGCAGCTGCAGATGGTTCTACAAAAGGTGTAGCATCATTTACAACTACAGAATTTACAGTAACAAGTGGTAACGTAGCTTTAGGTTCAGTTAGCCCTACAAAATTAAGTGGTACAACTGCTGAATTTAACGGTGCTTTATCTGATGGCTCATTTGCAACACTTGCAGGCTCAGAAACCTTACTTAATAAAACCATTGATACAGGTAGTCAGACATCTGTAACTATAGATTTAGCTGATGTAGCTGCGGGTAACTTAAACTTTACAGGTACAACAACAGAGTTTAACAATGCTTTATCAGATGGTTCATTTGCAACTTTAGCTGGAACTGAAGCATTACAAAACAAAACAATAGACTTAGGGTTAAATACACTTACTGGTTCTATTGCAGAGTTCAATGCTGCCCTACAGGGAGATGGATTTGTTTCTTTGACTGGTACTGAGACAATACAAAACAAAACAATCAGTAACTCTCAATTAGGACAAGACTTAAATGCTGCAGGTAGAGCAATTTATGATGTAGTTCTTAAAGACTACGCAGAAACAAAGCAATCTGTAACTTCAAGTTCTGGAACATTAACAGTTGACGTTAGTGCAGGTAATACTGGTACTTTAACCTTAACTGAGAACATAACAGCAATTGCTTTTACAAACGTAGCAGCAAGTGGTTTTCAAACTTTTACTTTACGAATAACACAAGACGCATCTGTAGCATACACAGTAGCAACAGCAACTGGTATGACTGTCAATGCAGCGAATGTTACTCCGATAACTGCAGGTGGTGCTGGATACACAATGACAGCAACATTAAGTGCAGTTGATTTGTTAACATTTATTTTCTTAGACGCAGGAGCTCCAGCAATACAAATGCTACAGGACCTACAATAGGAGATAACTATGTCGCCTATTGGAGTTTCCAGAGCAATCCTCTTAGGAGCAGGTAAAGACGGATTATCTGCAGCTAAAGCAGGCGACTCAGCAGAGCAAATCAAACAAGACTATCCAGCATCTACAGATGGTGTTTATTGGATAGATTTACCTACAGTTGGTCCTACTCAAGTATATTGTATAATGGACAGCAACCATCAAGGTGGTGGCTGGATGATGGCACTTAAAGGAACAAGAGGTACAACTTTTGGTTACAACTCTTCTTACTGGACAAACACAAGCACTTTAAATGAAACTACAGAATTAGATAGAAGTGATTCAGATGCAAAATTTGATACATTTAATTACTTTGAAGCACTATCTTTACTCGCAATCTTTCCAGACATAGGTCAAGGTGGCTCTTATTCTTATGATGGTAAGTGGACTTGGTATGAGGCAAATATATACAATGGTGCTCAAGCTAGTACAAGAACTACATTAACAAACTTATTTAGTGGTGGTGAGTATTTCATACAAGATGCTAAAACATTTTCTGGTTATGGAAATGCTTGGTCATCACAAAAAGATGTTAGATTTTATGGCTACAACTACACCTCCAACAACGATACAAGAAGTCGTTGGGGATTCGGTTGGAACGAAAACGGCGGTGGTTTATGGCCAAGCGGTAATGAATCATCTAACGACGTTGGAGGAGGAATAGGTATGAGATACAGAGGTGGTTCTAATTATTCTGCTGGAGATGTCATAGGTTGCTGTCAAGACAGCAGTGGTATTAACAGAAGTGCTAGAGTGGAGTTATATGTCAAGTAGCGATGTTTACAATATTCTTAGAGTTGAAGAAGAAGATATTTATTACAAAGTATATTTTGAAGTTTGGGATGATGGTATGAACAATGGAGAAACAATGTGGATGACATCAAATGATTTTGATAGTCCTTTAGGCGCTTTAGTAGAAGAATTTGTAAATAATGGAGGGGAGATAACCAGTGGCTGAAAATAATGACATTTACAGAGAAGAGCATCAAAAACCAATTACTTGGGATGATATGGCTGTTTCTGATGAAGTATTCCAAGAAAGAATATCTATCTGTAACAGTTGTGAATTTTGGGTAGAAAATGAAATTGGTATTGGTTATGACTTTGAAACAGAAGAGTATGAGTCATATGATACAGTTATGCAATGTAGTAAATGTAACTGTGATATGAATATAAAAGCACTTCACATTAATACTAAATGTCCGATAGATAAGTGGTGAGTTGTGTCTTTAGGAGTTGCTAGACCAGTTATTTTAGGAGACGTAAGAGCTTCTTCTTATTATCCTAGATTAGACAGTGGTGCTTTACCTAGACATCTTTATGTTCCCGAGTCATACAACGATGGTACAAATGTTTGGGAAGATTTTATGGGTAATGGCAATTCTACTGCTACAAGGGGGAATCCTAGTTATGTAAGTAGAAGTGCTGGTAATGGAGCACAGATAGAAGAATGTGTTCAAGGCGGAACTGGAGATGGTCTCAGATTTATAGGAAGACTACAAACGAACACAAATTACACATTCTTTCACATAGCAAGATATAACGGTACTGAGGGAAGAATTTTTAATGGACTTAATACTAACTGGCTTTCTGGATTCTGGAATGCTAGAACTCCAGTAGCTTATCATAATGGTTGGCTTACTGACCAATCTGATAGAGCAGGAACAAACTGGGTAGTATCTGCTGACCAATACAACTATTACAGGGGCTGGTGGGGTGCTTCATCAAATTATGGAGGCACTGGCGGCGGTAGTCAATCAATAAGTATAAGTTTAAATTATGGAGATAACATTGGCGAATTTAGTGATTGGCAATGTTATATGATACTTTATTACAACACAGCTCTTAACTCAACAGAAAGACAAGTTGTTGTTGACCACTTAAGAAGCCTTGTTGGATTAGGTCAATAAAAAACTCATTTAGAAAATAAATATAAAAAAAACATTTAAAGAAAATACCCAAAAATTCGTGCGAGTGTATTAGACTTATATTATCCATTGAAATAGAGGAGAAATAATGGCAGAGAATAATGAGGGAACTCCCGACGTAACAGTCGAAGATGTTATCCAAAAAAATAAAGAGTTAGCCACTGTTGCAGAAAATCTAAAAGCAGTACTAACTGAAATGCAAGACATCAATTCACAAAAAGAATTGAAAATTGCTGAATTGCAAGCAACTGTAAAAAGGTTTGGTGCAATTATAGAGGCCTTTAAAGCTCAAGCAGCAGCACAAGGTCAAGAAGCATCAGTTATTGCTGAGGAAGAATCAGCAGAGGCAGGTGAAGAAGAGGTAGCTGAAGATGAGTAATTTTCAGAATGAACTCAACAAAGCCGTCAATCCTCATCAAACTCGTTTGTTAAAAGCTGATAAGCTTATTGCAGACTTACGAGCTAAAGGTGAAAAAGACGAAGCAGACGCAATAGATGCCGCCTTATCTGATACAAATATTCCCGCATTTACAGTATTCAGAGCTCTTGAAAACAGCGGTTATAGTTTATCTTACAACGCTATACAGTCAGTAAGAAGACAGAGAGCTAATATTGCCTCGTAGTAACTTCTCCAGTGAAGTAGAAAAGCTCCGAAAGTCTCGTAGAGACCAAGAAGATGCTCGTCGAGCTAAAGAAGAGCATCCCGATGGTTTCACGCCAGGCGTTCATTTAAAAAATGGTGTTGGAACTTTAACTACTAAGGGGAATAAGACTAAGGTCGAATCAAACGACGAATGGTCTGCACACTTAGAATACTTTGGTTTTAATCCCGAAGAGTTCGAAGTAATTGACAATAAGATAGAATACCGATGCTGGGAGGCACCAGTAGACGGTGGTAAGCAAATGATGCACTACTACAAAGTAGGTATTCGTTCCAAACAAGATACAAATGTAAGTTTTGATTTTGATTGGATTAAAAAGCTTATAACTAAAAAAATATCATTACCTAAGAAACAAAAAGCTTCACAAAGCTTCGTCTTGGCGTTAACTGACTGGCAAGTCGGAAAACAGGATGGAGACGGTGTAGAGGGAATAGTTCACAGGGTTAACGAAATGATTGGGCAAACTAAAGCACTTATTGAATTTAGAAAGAAAGGCGGGGCTAAGTATAACCGCTTAATTCTTTGTGGACTTGGGGATATCGTCGAGGGCTGTGATGGCCATTACGCGATGCAAACCGCGTCCGTCGAAGTGAATCAGCGTGACCAAATAACCATAGCTACAGGTCTAATTGTCAAAGTAGTAACTGAGTTGGCTCCTTTATTTCCATTTACCACTATTGCAGTGGTTGGCGGAAATCACGGAGAAAATCGTAAGAACGGAAAAGCGTTTACGGATTTTGGAGACAACTTCGATAATTTAGCGTTTGACCAAGCAGAAAGAATTGTTTCGCAAAACAAAGAACTTGCAAAAAACATTTCTTGGAATATTGCAGATAAAGATTTAACGATGACTTTAGAAATCGAAAATCACATACTAGGAATAGCACACGGCCACCAATTTCGAACTGGGGGGACTAATCATCCAGCCAAAGCAGGAAACTGGTTAGCTAAACAAGCTTTAGCTAAAACAGCTGTAGGTGGATGTGACATTCTTTTATCTGCACATTTTCATCATCATTCAACAGAACACCAAAGAAATACTACTTTGGTACAAGCGCCAGCTTTGGATGGTGGTTCTTTATGGATAGAAAATTCTCACGCTTTAACATCTAAAGCAGGTGTTCTTACATTTGTTATTGACAACAAATGGGGTTACACAGATGAGAAAGTTCTACACGGAACTACGGTGGAATGAAATACTTTTTAGTAGAAAATGAGAATAAACAAGCCAAGTTAAGAAAAAACGGCAAGTACGGTTGGTATTACCCAAAGCGTAAAAGAGAAATACAAGGAATTGTAATTCATACTGCTGAGGGTTCTCCAGCTAATGCTGTTGCAAGATATTTCACACATAACACTAGGCCAGCATCGGCTCACGTTGTTATAGATGAATCAGAAACTATTGAGCTGTTACCCGATGATTTTACAGCATTTCACGTTAGAGGACATAATTCTAGGACTCTAGGAGTAGAAATAGCTTATTGGGCGCATAAATGGGGTGAGAATCTTCAATTAGAAGACTTACTTCTTTACAATACAGCTAGATGGTGCAAGAAAAAAGTAGATGTATATAACATTCCTTTAGCGAAAGTTAGTACAGCAAACTGGAATAAAGGCCAAAAAGGCTTCATTGCACACTCTGATTTAGACCCAAATAGAAGAACAGACCCAGGCGAAGAGTTTCCTTGGGATAGATTTCTTTCTTATGTGGATGGTGAAAAGCCCGAATTTAGAAGACAAGCTCCACCTTGGAGTGGAAGAGTCTTTAAGTTTGGAGTTCCTTTGATGAGAGGAGCAGATATAGCACAGTGGCAAGACGCCGCAGGTGGACTGGTTGCTGATGGTATATATGGTAAAATGAGTGTAGCTCGTTGTAAAGAGATACAAAGAGAAGTTGGTTTAATCCCCGACGGGATAGTAGGACCACAAACGTGGTATTCTACTTTTCAACTTCCAAAGAGAGGAAACTAATGAAATTAGAAGTTCTTAGAATAAGCTCTCAGAACGATAGCACTAGCGGTATTTTATTTGATGTTACAGATGGGAAACGTAAATTTCTTTGCTATACCCTCGAAGACGAATATCGTAGAGTTAAAGTAAAACACGAAACAAGAATACCCGAGGGTACATATAAATTGACCCTTAGAAGCGAGGGTGGTTTTCATAAACGTTATCTTGAGAAATTTGGTTCAAATTTTCACAAAGGTATGATTTATGTAAACAACGTACCGAATTTCGAGTGGATTCTTTGGCACCTGGGTAATTTTGAAAAAAATACCAGTGGTTGTTTACTTTTAGGAAATTCTCAAAATGAGAATATATCTGATAAAAAAGGTTACATCGGAGCGTCAACAGCGGCGTACAAGCGTGTATACCCTATCGTAAGAGATGCAATTTTAAGTGGTGAGGATGTGTCAGTAACCTATGTGGACTTTGACCACGTAGAGGGAAAACCAACACCAAAAGTAAAGCCAACTAAGCCTTATAAGCCGTATGACAAAGAAAACAGTCAGAAGCTCATAAAGCGTATTGGCCGTTTAAAGTAAGGAGAAATATGCCAGATTATTGGCGAACAGCACTAATCAGAGCAGCTAGAACTGCAGCACAAACTTTTGTGGCTGTAATAATGGCTAATCAAGCAGGAATGTTTGAAGCAGATGTATTGATGGCGGCAACAGTCGCTGGAGCTTCTGCTCTTGTCTCAGCAATTCAGAATGCATTAGAAGATGCACCGTTTGAATTTATGAGTAAGATACCAAAAGGCTAAAAAAGTCCTTTTAATTAAAAGTACTATAATAAAAGAGGTGGGTTTGGAAACAGACCCGCCTTTTTTAATTAAGGAGCTCAAATGGCCAAAAAGGTTATACAGGGATGGGCGCTTTATCTAAACATAATAAAAAGAATTGTTGCTGTATTTATAGCACAAGCACTATCAATATTAGGTGCTGGTTCTTTAGTAGGTATTGATGTATATCAATCTGCTTTACTTGCTGGAATAATGGGTGTAGCTCACGTTGTTGAGATGTTGGCTAGAAAATATATAGATGATGGAAAACTAGACTTAGACGAGGTAAATCAAGTATTTAACGCTGTACCTACTAGAAAGTAGGAATGCTTAAAAAACTCAATACATTTTGTAGACTATTAGTTGTAGGCCTACTTATATACCCTATGCCTATTGCTAGTGCTTATCACGTCCCAACACAAGCACCTAGTAACTTAACCCTTACTGTTGACTATGAAAATGGTACAGTCAAAGCAGACTGGGACGCGTCAGACCAAATGGAAGATTACCCCGCTGAGCGTTACGCTATTGGTTTTGGTTTAAGTGATGACGGAAGTATGCCATACGGAATCGCAACAGGTAATGTTGGCGATAGTAACGCACTCAATACTGAATATACATTTACTGCTAGTTATTTAAATGCAGTTTTTAATGAAGCACACGGTTTATTTCACGTACAAATTAGGTCAGACAACGATACTAATGCAAGTTATTCTGATTGGACACCAACAGTAAGCGTTACAATACAAAATAAACCAGCAAAAGTTTCTAACCTAGCTAGCTCTATAGATGAGTCTGGCG